TCAGACGTAACTGTAGAGTATCATCAACACGAACTACACTATTGGCAGGAGAGATTGGAAAGTTGGCAAACGCGGTTTCCCCAAAATCAATCACTGCATGACGAAGCACACATGGAGATCGACATCATACGATCACACATCAAGCAGGAGCATGAATGATGCTGAGACTGTTTTCATACACCGTTATCATCACAGCATGGCTTGTGACGATCACAGCAACAGCACAGTCAGATCACACATTTGAAGAATTCGAACTCAGAGAACAGTTACAGACGTTACAGATAAATCTCTGGGAACTACTGCATCAAAACACCTATGTTGATGACGGTGTGAGACCTGTGGTGCATGAAGAAATTCGAACGATACTTGAGAGTGTTAGTGCAACTGTTTCGGATCTATTGGAGGCGTATGAGAGAAATCAGCCCCATGTTCCTCCTCCTGCTCCTTGATCCATGTTTTGAGAAAGTTCAGATAGTCAACCAATATATCATAAGAAGCCTGATGAAAACGATCGCCTGTTTGCACGTACAGTTCTGAGTGCTGATCAATCAGACGGCTTACTGCCTGTATGTGTTCCTGCCAAGGTTGTCTTACGTCGTCCCACGCCATGATTCTTCTCCTGGGTAAAATTCCACGGTGCTTTTCCATAAATCACCATCGGGTGTGCAACTGGGCACATGATAGAGATCAGTGTCTGCCAATCCACCACGTGTTTGCATGAATTTCAAAACTCTGTTGCTGTACACATATAGGCTGTTGGGTTTGGCATTCAACACTCGCATACACAGACCTGGGTTGACCTGTGTTTGATGTGTTTGCAGTTCTGTGACATTACTGTACTGTGAAAAGTCTCTGAATGCACCATTGCCACGCAACCAAAGATATCTACGGTTTTCCAATATGGGAATATCTGTGGCAGTTTTATATGATCGTGCTATCATGCCCATGCTTTCAAACTTTTCCGCTGATCCTACTGTTATAATTTCTCTTACTCCGCCTATGTCATTGATCTTTTGATCCCAATAGTCCCAACACAGCCAATGACTGGCAATTACAGCATCATAGTCTGATATCTTCACGGCTGGATGTGTTACCTTTTGATGCTCCTGACAAGGTATCCATGTGTGTGAATGCTGAGGATCTTTAATCTGCGTAGTTAATATCATCGTAGATATTTACCACTTTGATCTTCCTAAGGTTGACTTTTATTAAATAATCATGTTATAGTGTACACATAAAGTAGAAAGAAACAATGACAGAAAACATAATAAACAGAGATGAATTTCTAAAACGCAAGAAAGAACAGCAGATTGATATGTGGCGACTGGGAGAACTTTCGGACAGAGAGTTTGTGGACTGGATCCTGGTATGGGGTGATGATGAAGATGTAGAATGGCTCAGCCAAAACCTAGCACATGATTTTGATATAGATATAGGAGAACCAACCAATGACAATGATAGACCTCAAACACCTTAAAGAAAGTTACAAAGTAAGTGGACGCAAACCCACACACGCACTGGGCAGATACCTGTGGCATTGGGGATTTGCTATGAAAGAAGCAGTGATGCTGGCATGGTTGGCAGTGTTGAGTGTGATTCACGCATTTGTACCTTGGCTGTTTGGTTGGGGATTACTAGAAAAGCACGTTGAAATGTTGAAATATACCAAGAGCAAAGTTCCCAACAATAAGACAATGAAAACTGTGAAATTCCTCAAAGAATAGCAATAAATATTTGTAACACAGGAGGTTAACATGACTAAAAGTGTTACTATTAATCTAAGTGTTGGCGACGAAATACTCGTAGGCAAGTTTAGAAACAGCAGAGCAAAGATAACCAAGATTGAAGTAGCCAAGAGTGGCGATGTTCTGTTAAAGACCACAAAGGGTGAACGCATGGCCCTTACCTTCCGTAGAGTTCCTGAAGAATTTGAAGATTCACGCAGACCCGCAGACAAGTACAGATAAAATAAATAACTGTATGAAAGCGATTGAATTCATCACGGAAAAAAAGAAAGAACGCAACAGAGGCAAAGCAAGTCGCAAACTCTGTGCAAGTCCTAAGAAACTAGGCAACAGTGATCAAAGCAGTTGCGTAGCACAAGGTCTACGTCCGAGGAATTCAGGAAAGAAACACAAAGGTAAAAGTCTCAAAGGTCGTAGAGTAAAAGCGGCCAAGTACGGCGGACCATTAAAGGATTATTCATAATGCGAATACAAGAACTACATGAAAACAAATGGAGAGAGTTTGCTGACAAACTAAAACGTTTGATTGCAGGAGATAAAGAAGCATTTACTCGAGGTGATATTAAAAATTATAGTTTTCCTATGCGAGGACTTTCAGGTACCAGAGGCGAAGATGTAAAAGGATTACAGACTGCACTGAATGGTTTAGGTTTTGATGCAGGTACAGAAGATGGCATCTACGGAAACAAAACGACAATGGCCGTTAGACAGTTTCAAAGAACATACGGTCTAAGAGTAGACGGTGATGCAGGACCTGAAGTTGCTAAAACACTTAATGGTATAGTTGCAGGCACGATAGAAAAAGCAAGACCCAAAGCAGTTGGTAAAAAAAGAGGTAGAGTAAGAATTGGTCCTAACGCAGATGTCAAATCAATTATCACTGGCATGGCAAGAAAATACCGCATCAACAAAGATGTTGTTATGGCAGTTGCAAAAGTAGAAAGCAATTTTGAAATTGATGCTGTTGGTGACACAGATCTAAGTCAACCTGCCTATGGTGTTATGCAGATAAGAATGCCTGCTTACCTTGATGCAAGAAAACACACTAGCCTAAGATGGGATTGGGAAGAAGTTAAGACAGAACCCAAAGCAAACATAGAAGCGGGTATTGCCTACCTTGCAGTAGGTAGAGATGTTTATGGTTACACAGATTACAATGACCTTGTAAGATTTTACAACGGCGGACCTAATGGACCTAAAAGAAATAGCACAATAGGTTATCACGCAAAAGTAGTTAGAGCATATAAAAGTTTAGTATAATGAGACACTACGAACTAACAGAAAGTGCAAGGATGTGGGACAACATCATTGCTAATCTCAAACAAAGTCCTAGCATAACAGATCCTAGACGACAGTTTAGAAATGACCCAGGTGGTTATCACAGAAGTTCTAGACAGATATTTCACACATGGGCCAAGCAGAGAATGAAAGGTTATCGTGCAGGCATACTAAGATCCAATGTTCCAACAAGCAGAATATGTTTTCTTGCTTTCGTAGGATTGATGCAGAGAGAATGTGGAATACCCGTAACAGGAATATTTGATACTGCAACTGTTAGAGCATTTGCACAAAACCAAGACAAGTTTACTGATCCTTACATCAGCAGTAGAGTAAAACAATATCTAGATCCTAAGATTCCAAGAGAATATTATGAAGTTGTGAAAAAGATAGAAAACCAAAGCACCGGTGGAGCACAATGGTCAAGTGCATACGCAACCTATTGGAACTACACAGGCAATCAAGATTTTGGTATAGGTCCAGGACAAGTAGAACCTGAAACCTATAACAAAGATGTAAAGAAATATGGTCATGCAAAATCAAACTTTGACTTTGCTAACTTTGAACACGTGACATCAATTGAAAGACTAACAAAACTAATGAATGATGCTATCAACAGAAAGATGGAGATAGCAGAAGCCAAGGGTGGATCACTAGAAGCATTTGCTAAAGCATGGAATCCGGATCATTGGGACAAAGCAACTGCGGTGTTAAGAAACAAAGGTGATGATAACAAAACTGTTTCAGTGCCAAAACCAAAACCAAGACCAGACCAAGTTGGAAACAAAGAGCCTGATGATATTGAAGATTTCAAAACGAACAAACAGGTAGCCAAAGCACCAAGCAAAGGTTTGGTAAGTCGAATTGGAAAAGTATTACAAGGTTATTTTCAATAAACACTTGACAAAATACAAAACCGTGTTATATTAATAGTATGAAATGGTTTATTGTATATATTGTAACAACGTTCGGTGCACCTACTGACGTTGTGATTACTCAAAAAAGTTATGACACTTTGGCACAATGCCAATTGCATGAATACTTTGAAAGAGATGACAAAGGTACTTTCAATGCCTTGTGTGTTCAAGAGAATACATTTGAAGACTTTACAAGAAATGATTTTGCAGATGCTTTGGTTGTTGACACTAGACAATTCAAAATAAAAACTCACAGACATTAAATTCTGTAAATACAGTCATGCAAGATAATAACTTACCACTAGGACACCAAAGTGGGGCCAATATGAGAGACCCACAAAACCCATTCCCTGATTTTAATGCAGAGTATGATGACTTTATAGGAAAGTACACAGGTGTATTTGATGCACAATGGTGTGCTGACGTGATAGATCATTTCAAGTATCTAAAAGCAAGTGGTCACACTTTCAACAGACAGTATCAACAACATCAAAAGCACAGACAGGACGATGAAAGTTATCTGACAGCAGAAGAATGGGATCATCAACTTAGATCAAGAAACAGTTTAGTAAACAACGGTTTCAATATGGGCATGGAGTATTGCCTTAATGATTATATGACAAAATATAGTATTCTTCAAACCTGTCAGCAGATGAAACTTACCAGCATTAGGATTCAAGAAACAGGCAGTGGTGGAGGATTTCACAGTTGGCACAGTGAGAGACAAAGTAACTTAACTTCCAACAGAAAACTTGTTACAATGGTTTATTTGAACACAATTCAAAACGGTGGTGAAACAGAATTTCTTTATCAAGCAAAAAGAATTAGACCAGAACAAGGACTTGCACTAATTTGGCCTGCAGATTTTACACATACCCACAGAGGCAATCCACCGTTGGCAGAAACAAAATATATTGTTACAAGTTGGTTTGAGTTCGCAGTATGACAGCAGAGTTTGATCAATTCATCGGCACATTCACAGATGTATTTTCAGATGAATACTGTGATGAAGTAGTTAAACACTACAAGTACCTTGAAGGTATGGGACAAACTGTTACCCGCGATGAAACTAATAATACGCCAACCATACAGATAGATGACGATGCTTATGTGCCTATTGATGAATGGGACGAACAGGTAAGGATTCATAATTTTAAAATTAACAAAAGTTTTATTGATGGTATGAACTTCTGTCTTGATGCTTATATTAAAAAATACAGTGCATTGACTTTGTTCAAACCTATCAGCATACAGGTAAACAAAATACAAAAAACAAACATAGGCGGCGGGTTTCATGCTTGGCACGCCGAACACGGAGCCAAAGATGTTTCGCACAGAGTTTTGGCTTGTATGTTATTTCTAAACGATGTCCAAAATGGCGGAGAAACAGAGTTCTTATACCAAACTAAAAGAGTGAACGCAAAGAAAGGCACTGCTCTTATTTGGCCTGCAGGGTTTTCTCACGTACACAGAGGCAATCCACCACTTTCCAATACAAAGTATATCATTACCAGTTGGTTTGAATACGTTTAACCAAACCACATTTAACACCCCGCAAACACCTGGTGGCCTAAATACAAGTACTTAAAACAAAGGAGTACTAAAATGGCAACACATGATGACATTAAAACGGCTGTGGAAAAATACCTAGCAGAATCAGAAGCATTTGAAACTAAAGGTGTAAAAGCGGCGGCAACTAGAGCAAGAGCGGCACTTAACGATTTGGGTAAATTAACAAAAGTAAGACGTAAAGAGATTCAGGATAAGAAAAACTCGATGTAATGTTGAACTCTGAATGGCCAACTCATATCCTTCATTCAAATATAAAAGACACGGACTATTGTCAAGAACTCTTTCATTATTTGATTTCCACGTACGGAGATGAGTGGCCAAACAGTTTTGCCCAAAAAGATATATTTTCACACACAGACCATAAGAATCCCATATTTGATAAAGCACAATCCTTTATCCAAAGCAGTATACAAGAATTATTTTTTATTGCTTTCCAAACTATACCAAAACACATTGTTAAAACATTTGCAACCAATCATACTAATATTGGTCTACATCAGCATCAAGGCAGTTTGATAAGTGGAGTCTTTTATGTTTACTGTGAAAGTGGACTATTAACTTTACACGATCCTAGATTAAATGCCCAAAGAGGTTATCCAAATGAATTACAGAAGTACTTTGAACCAAAGAAGATAGCACCCAAAACAGGAGATATAATATTGTTTCCAAGTTTTCTACAACACGAAGTTGCATATAATTTAAGTAAGCAACCACGTGTTATTATGCCTTTTGATGTGTTTGGAGATCAAGATCATTTTGGATAGTTTTTTCGGTTGACTAATAGGTAAAACCGTAGTATATTAAGTATATAATTAATTAACAAGGCAAACAAAGGCAGGTACTAAATGGGATTAGAGCGAAGATCGTTAAACAACATTGATGTTAAGTTCGCACAAAAAGATATTAATCCACCAAGTATGTGGTGGGAATATGGAACACTTTGGGCAGATACCAACAGTGAAGAAGATGTTCAAATTATTAAAGAAGGTCTTGAAGAAATGTTGATGCCACATTGTGAAGTTAAAGTTTCAAAATTAAAAGCAACAGATACAGAACCATGGGATCAATATGCGTTCGATGTATGTGATAAGGTATACAATTAATGTTTTGGATTAGAGCACATAAAGATTTCATACAGAAAAATGAAGTCGAAATGGAAAGCAAACTTCAGTTCGTTGGAGAAAAACAATTGAGTGAAGGAAGTTGTGCTTATGTGTCTAACCTAACTGATGAAAGAATAATGATATATTGGTACAACAAAGAAGATACAAGAAAGTTAGTGCAGACAGCAGAACTTTCAAGACCAATGATCATAAACACTGCCCATCCTGTTACACTTAAAAATTTAGGTGATAAGAGTGCGGTGGTAGACTATGTAGATTTGAATACAGTAATAGAAAATTATAGAGGGATATAATGAGAACACAACCACAAGATATAATCTTAGAATTGGAAGCAGATAATTCACGACTAGCCAAAGAAGCAGTCCTACAAAAGTACATGGAGAGTAGCGAAGGCTATGGTGAATTCTTTGAAGGTGTTAGAATGGCTTTGGACAAGTTGTATACTTTTGGTGTACAACAAGTTCCACAAGCAACACAAGATGGACAAGGACTTGAATGGTCAGTGTTCAAAGATCTTGCAGAAAAATTACAACGCAGAGAGTTGACTGGTCATGCGGCCAGAGATGCAATTGAATTATCAAAGAACGTTGCAACAGTATCGCAATGGAACAATTTTTACAGACGTATTCTTATTAAAGATTTACGATGTGGAGTTTCAGAAAAAACTGTGAACAAGATAGCAAAGAAGACTAAGAAGGCAGAATACAGTGTACCAGTATTTGAGTGTATGTTGGCACACGATTCAGCAAAACATCAAAAGAAAGTGAGTGGAAAAGTATGTCTGGATAAAAAATTAGACGGTGTAAGAGTTCTCACAGTCATAGACTGTGCTATGGGAGATGTCGTGTCGCAATATACTAGAAATGGCAAGGCCTTGAAGAACTTCACCAAACTAACAAATTTTTTAAAATCTAAGGTCCTTGAATCAGGATCGAGAGCAATGGTGCTAGATGGCGAAATCGTATCTAGTTCTTTTCAGGACTTGATGAAACAAGTTCATAGAAAGGACAACGTACAAGCGGACGATGCCGTATTGCAACTGTTTGATATAATACCGTTAAGTGAATTCAAGCAGGGCAAGTCTACTCTTAACCAACGTCAGCGCCATGTGTTTCTTAAAGAATATTGCAAGATATTTGATGGTTTCGACAATATTCAGATCATTCCTAAAATAGAAGTTGACCTTGACACTCAAGAAGGTCAGAAAACTTTTACAGAGTTTAACAAAGAAGCAATTGAACAAGGCTATGAAGGTATCATGATTAAAGATCCTACTGCAAAATATGAGTGTAAAAGATCTACTGCATGGTTAAAACAAAAGCCTTTTATAGAAGTAAGTTTAGAAGTAAAAGCAACAGAAGAAGGTACAGGTAGAAACGTAGGCAAACTTGGTGCTTTGATCTGCGAAGGTACAGATGATGGAAAGCATATCAAGGTTAATGTTGGTAGTGGATTATCTGATTGGCAACGTGATGAGTTCTGGGAACAGAAGGAAAAAATGATAGGTATGATTGCAGAAGTTAGAGCAGATGCAATTACACAGAATCAAGATGGTTCATATAGTTTGAGATTTCCAAGGTTTAAAACATTCAGAGGCTTTGCAGAAGGAGAGAAAATATGAAGCGAATGATGATAGATGCGGCGACTATTCTTTTTGACGACTCAAAGAATGATCTTCGTGCATTACCTAAGACTGTAAGATTACAACTACTTACAACTTTAAGTTTTGTTTGGTCTACAGCCTTTACAATTTACATTTGGGGAATTGTCCGTACAGACATTTGGACTGCTCTTGTAGTAGGACATATGGCAATAATTTTCGCGATGTATTACACATTCAAACAATTTCATAATGTAAAAAATAAACGATATCAGTTTGGAAGTTATCACAGTGTTGGTAGACAAAGAGCATACACTTGGGCACGTGATAAACAAGGCAATCCATATAGGGTTGCTCTTCCGGCGGGTGATCCTGGAGGAGAACACGAATGATAGGTTTGTTCTTTCTAGGAATGATAGTAACCGTATTGTTTTTTATGGTATGGTTCAAAGTAATGGAATATGAACATAACAAAAGGTTGGGAGATGATTCATAAAATATCACAAATGTGTGACAAAGTATCAGTCATATATAATAAGAGTATGGAACTTCGTAGACTGAAGTATGATACTCCTAAAGAATCCAGAGACGAGAATCAGATTAATTTCTTGGTTCAGGATATACAGGCCCTGTGTAGGGAAATAGCAAACGATACAACAACGTATACAAAAACCTAGGAGAGGAGGTATAATATGTACAAAGTGATGATGTCAGTATTTTTAGCAGTAGGATTGTTAATTGCAGTTACGACTGGAATTGCAAACTCAAATGAAAATACAGTATTACCAGAGAAGAAGCCTTTTACACTTGCACTTAAAAGCAAAGTGAATAGTGTCAACGATTGGTTAAACTCTAGACCAGACGCAGTGAACAACTGGGTTGAAGAAACTAAAGAGTACCAAAAGAATAGTTGGGCAGAAGGCAAAGCACAATTGATTAGAAATAAAAATTCTATCAAGTACTTTTTCTTAGGTGAAGAAAAGTAATGCCAAAAAAAATTGTTATAGTAGGAGGCGGATCCGCAGGTTGGATGTCCGCCACTACTTTTATTAGATGTTTTCCTGATTGGGATATAAGCCTAATCGAGTCACCTAATATTCCTATTAGTGGAGTAGGTGAAAGTACACTTCAGTCTATCAATACATGGATGAGACTGGTAAAGATCACAGACAAAGATTTTATGAAAGCCTGTGATGCTTCATATAAATTAAGCATAAAGTTTACAAATTTTTATAAGAATGGAGATGGTGGCTTCCATTATCCATTTAGTGATCCTGATCTCGATGGTACAAGGTTTGGATTAAATGATTGGCACATAAAAAATATTTACAAAGGTCCTTTAGCAAGAAGCGATTATGCAGATAGTTTCTTTAGTTGTATGGCCTTGGTTAATCAAAACAAGTTCGACAAAAACACTAGCCTTGGATTGCCTAACTTTAGATACGGAAAGAACACATCATTTCATTTTGATGCTACAAAGTTTGGTATATGGTTACGAGATAATATATGCGTCCCTGAAGGAGTTAAACATATACAAAGCACAGTCAATGAAGTAATACACGGCGAACATGGTATTCAAGCACTCAAATTAGATAATAAAGATTATGTCCAAGCAGATTTGTTTATAGATTGTACAGGTTTTAGAAGTAGACTACTAGGCGGAGAAATGAAAGTGCCGTTTACAAGTTTCGAAGATTACTTACCCAATAATAGAGCATGGGCAGTGCAAGTACCATATCTAAACAAGGAAGAACAATTGAAACCTTATACAGGTTGTCATGCACTTGGTAATGGTTGGGTATGGGATATACCTTTATGGAGTAGAATAGGTAAAGGTTATGTTTACAGTGATAAGTTTACAACGCCAGAAGATGCATTGACTGAACTTAAAGAGCATTTATCGACCCTTGGATACTCTCCTGAAACATTACAATTCAAAGACATTAAGATGCGAATAGGTATGCACGAAAAGATGTGGGAAAAGAATGTTGTTGGAATAGGATTAAGTGCAGGCTTTATTGAACCATTAGAGTCAAATGGCTTGTTCGTGACACACGAATATCTAACAGAATTAATGCGTATACTTCAACGTGAAGAACATGATGATGAAATTGTTGCTACAGAGTTTGACAAAGGAGTTTACAATTTAAGGTGTACCAAAATGTTTACAGAGTTTACACATTTTGTTATACTGCATTACGCACTGTCGGCCAGACGTGATACCCCATATTGGAAAGCATTGACACAAAAAAACTATGATTGGGAACTATTGAATCCTCATTTAACAATTAGTTCTGGTATGAGATATTTGGCTATGGATAGAATGAGTAACAATGAATATCAACCCACAGGAGGCCCTCATTGTGTTGCTACAGGTTTAAATTGGATGCCTATAGATAGAATCAGTGAAGAAATAGATATCGATAAGTTGACTTCCTTAGAAATAGATAGTATAATAAAATACTTAGATGATAGAAAAGAACGTTGGAATAATATGGTTAAGTCCGCTAGTTCTTTGAATCAATATTTAGGAAAGACAATATATGCAGATGAATAAGAAAATTGTAATTGTAGGCGGCGGCAGTGCAGGATGGATGACTGCTACTACCTTAGTGAAATTGTTTCCTAGTATGCACGTTACACTTGTAGAAAGTCCTAATATTCCAATTGCTGGTGTTGGTGAAAGCACAATAGCAGGAATTAATGAATGGATGAAACTTGTTGGCGTTGAAGATAAAGACTTTATGAAAGAAACAGATGCTACATATAAATTAAGCATCAAGTTCAATAATTTTTACAAACAAAATGACGGAGGATTTCATTATCCTTTTGCTTATCCAGATACAGAAGGTTGTGTATATGGAACCAACGACTGGCACTATAAGAAACTAAAGTATCCAGAAACTCCCAATAGCGATTATGCAAATTGTTTTAGTAGTGCTATGGCATTGGTAAATGAAAACAAATTTGATAAGAACATAGATAACAAGTTACCAAGTTACAGATATGGAATAGACACAGCCTATCACTTCGATGCTACTAAATTTGGACTATGGTTAAGAGATAAAATTTGTATACCTGGAGGTGTTGAACACATCACAGAAGAAGTTAACAATGTTCTATATGAAAAAGGCAAAGGTGTAAAAGGTTTAGTGTTGGGCAGTAATCTTGTTGTGCAAGGAGACTTGTATATTGACTGCACAGGATTTAGATCTTTGTTGCTAGATAAAACACTTAAAGAACCTTTTGAATCGTTTGCTCATATGCTACCTAATAATAGAGCATGGGCAACTAGAATGCCATACACAGATAAAAGAAAACAGATGGAACCATTCACAGACTGTACTGCCTATAACAATGGTTGGATATGGAATATTCCATTGTGGAGTAGAATTGGTACAGGATATGTTTACAGTGATAAACACATTACTCCTGAACAAAGTTTAAATGAATTTAAAATGTATCTAAGTGCAAAGCATGATGTAAACGTAGATGATTTAGAGTACAGAGATATTAAAATGCGTATAGGTATGCATGATAGGATCTGGGTTGAAAATGTATGTGCTATTGGATTGAGTGCAGGATTTATAGAACCACTAGAATCAAACGGATTATACACAGTTCATATGTTCTTGGTTGCCTTTGCTAGAACATTATTAAGAAGTGAAGGTAAACAAAATCATGTAGCAAGTAGATTTGATATAGATAGTTTCAACATGATTACTAATAAAATGTTCAAAGACTTTGCAGGCTTTGTGGCCATGCACTATGCTCTTACTCAAAGAACAGACAATCAATATTGGTTAGACAACTATAATAGAAATTATGAATATGATCTACTAGATGAAAACAATCCTTTCATACATGAACTTAAACTGTATGGTGTTGATCGTATGAAACACATGAATCTTACAGGCAATGGTTGGCCAGATATCGCAACAGGTATGGGATACAATCCTATTGATAGAATAAGCGAAAAGATTGTTCCTGAAATGTATGAACTTAAAGATCATCATTATGATAGAATTATCAAACATCTTGACGATAGAAAAGCACGTTGGAAAGAAATCGTAAAGCATTGTCCTACCATGTATGACTACTTAAATACTACTATATTCAAGGACGTGGACAATGACAGTTGAAGTAGTAACACAAAAAGTTGAAGGAAAAGAAGAGTCTTTTATGGAGTTTGAAAACTTTCTCCATGAGGTTGACTATGAAAAAATTTTAAAGCACGTTGACGATGCTGACTTGCCTTGGCATTGGAACACTAAGACAGCAGGCAAAATCAGTTTGCCTAATCTACCACAAATAAGAGATTGTGGACAGTTTGTTCACATTTTACATGATAGTAGACAAATGGGATTTTCACCCTATGAGCAAATAGCAGAACTTATCACACAAGGACTAACAAAACATTTACAAATGGACGTGGATGTTGTTGATAGAATAAAACTTAATTGTATGGTTCCGCAACCTAATTGGGAACGCAGTCAGTTTAATATGCCACACTGCGACAAGCATTTAGAAGGTGGAGAAGATGTAAACTATCTAACTGCAATTTACTATATCACAGACAGTGACGGTCCGACCTATTTCTTTAACAAATATTGGGGAGACAGTTTTGAAGATATGGAGGTAGAAGATTACTGCATACCTAAAAAGAATAAACTCATATTATTTCACAGCACCAAGTATCATACAAGCAGTCCGCCAATGAAGTATGACAGAAGAATTGTTGTGAATGCAGTATATAAAGTGAAGGAAAAGAATGACAACGTATAATAAATGGCAAACACCTTTCTATGTTGGTGAAGTTAAAGACCACGCGAAAGTTGTGGATGCTTTCATGCCATTTATTTTAAAAGAAAAGGATTACTTTCATGCACCTTGGACGTTAGCAAATTGTTTATCAAGTTGTCATCATGAACTTAACGCACAGATGCCGTGGGATATATGGTGGGACGCAGTATCGCCAAACTTTGCAGAATACCTAAACAGTCTAGAACCTGTTGCAGACTATGAAATTAAATTATTAGACAGTTGGTGTAATATTTACAAGGAAGGCGGTTTCCAAGAAATACACGATCATTCTGCACCTAAGAATAATTTCAGTTGCAGTTACTTTTTTGAATATCCAGACGATACTGTTACTGGCGGCGAACTTATATTGGAAAATACAAAGTTCACAGATATTACTGCTACCGGACTAGAAAACAAATTTAAAAGTTTCAATCAAAAATGTTTTATACCTAATGTAAAGAGCGGAATCATAGTAATATTTCCTAGTTGGATAAAACACTTTACTAGTCCTAACAAAAGTAAAAAACGAAGAACAACGTTTAGTGCTAATGTTGAAATAGAAACTAGGTTTACTCCAGAACAGATGCAAAAGTTTCCTATACAAGGTAGTGTGGGCGACTTTAATTTTAACTATCTAGGAGAAAATGATGCTAACTGAAGCAACACCCTGGCCTAGTATTATACACAAGGCACACTATGATGGTGACCTTAGCAAAATTGTAAGCAAGGTAAGAGCAGAACACATAAACGTACAACCTAACATAGGTGTAATGCAAGGTGGCGGCAAAACTAGTGTACGCAATCAAAAGACTCCGCCTCATACTTGGCAAGAAACTGTTGACCTAATGGAATGGTTTAAACCTATCGTAGCAGAGTTGTGGAGCAAGTTTGAATATACAGAAGCAACTTTATCAATATTAAAAAGTTGGACAAACATACAACGTAACAAAGCATACGTAGAAGAACATGATCATGGTGGTTGTCATTTCGCAGTAAGTATGTATTTAGAAAAGCCTGAGGGCAGTGGTAACATACAATTTAGAAATATGAATTTACCTTTACAAAACAACACACCTAAGAAATGGAAACAAGCAGGTATTAATGATTACTTTACAGAAGTAGAAGCAGTGACAGGAGATGCACTTATATTTCCTGGTTGGTTAAGTCACAGGGTACCACCTAATCCTACAGACCAAGAACGTATTGTTTTAAGTTTTAACATACATGGAATATGTGAAGGATCACCAACTTTAATTGGAACGGCAAAAGAGGATGTATGATAACCAAAAAAGAATTTTCAAAAGTGTTAACAAACCCAGAGTGGTTTATTCAAGGATCAATTTATACAATCATTGATGGTAAAGATGCTAGAGTAAATGAAACTTATAAATCCTACACAGATTACATAAGCAATTTGCCTACACTTATAGAAAACAAAACAGTCTTTAAAATACAAGACCTTGAAAAGTTTAACAGTGGCATTGTAAAAAAATGTTCACAGTTATTTGATGTATGGAAAAAGCCTGTGAACTGTCATGCCTATTGGGGTTATGCTGATACAACAAGTTTCGATAAACACACAGACCCCTGTGAAGTTTGCATTTACATCTGTGAAGGTAATAAGCAAATAGATTTAGATCAACAACAGAGTATATTACGCGAAGGACAACACTTGTACATTAAAGCAAATCAGCCACACGCCGCTCGAAATATTACAGATTGTTTAAGCCTAAGTTTTGGCACTGAAGACTTTTCAGAAAGTTATTGTACTACAGGAATGGATATAAGTTTATGAAAGATCTAATGATATATCTTAAGACTACAGAAACCTGTAATCTAAATTGTGCCCATTGTTTTACTAGTGGTATAAATGGACGTAAGATATATTTTGATACAGATAAAATTATTGATTGGTTCAAACGAATGAAAGAAGTGTTTCCTAGTTTTAGATCAGCACACATAGACTTTCATGGTGGTGAACCTTTCCTTGCACCTATTAAAGATATGCAAAAAGTTTATGATGAAGTAAGCACACTTTATCCTGAAATGAGTTGGGGAACTACAACTAATCTTGTGTATAAACTTACCGATGAAAAATTAAATTTTATGCGAACTGCATTAAACAAACGTGTAGGTACAAGTTGGGATCCTAAGATTAGATTTGCTAATGACAAACAAAAAGAACTTTGGGAGAATAACGTTAGAACTTTAATTGCAGACGGATTTACAATAAAACTATTTGTAAGTATGAGTCGTGATGTAACTAACACAGACCCAAAAGAAATATTAGACTATGCAATAGGATTAGGAATACAAGAAATAGATTTTGAAAGGATTACACTAGATGGAAATGCCACAAAGAATTTAGCACTATGGCCTAGCAACAAAGAATTAGATGCTTGGTTTTTAGAGTATCACGAAGTAATTAAAAAGTACGATATGCGGGAAAAGATATATAATACCTTTATGGAAAACATTTATGCCAAATTTGAACTAGGATTTCCTGATGCAGGAACATGGTGTAGAAACTGTGAGCAGAAGATGTTTACCTTAAATGCAGATGGTACAATCGCAGGCTGTCCAAATTCAGCACCTAATGATCACTATGGGCATATAGATATGCCAATATATGAACTACTATTAAGTCCAAAAAGACGTAATATAATCGCCTGTGAAACTGCTAGAGACCCTAGATGCTTTGAATGTCCAGTATTTGACGTATGTGGCAGTGACTGTCACCAACTAGAATGGGAAGGTGATGTGTGTGCGTCGCCAAAAACACTCATGATGAAACTGAAAGATGATATAAATACACATACATTAAACAAAAAAGCGAAGTTTAACGAGAGATTATTAAAGGTACATAACTGATGGCAACACTAACAAATCCAATTAGAAAGCAGAATCTAGTAGATAGATTCGCTGATTTTGTGGCTAATCACAACAATAGCCAAATTGTATGGGGAACAAACAGTAAACCATTTTCACAGATGCCTGACAGTGAATTTACAGGTTCAACAGCAGGTAGATCAATAGGCATCACAGGTGCAAGTATTACAGGGGATACCATTGATTCAAGCAATATGATCTCTGCATTAGAAGGTGAAGCATATCAATATACAAGAATACGTAAGATGAGAGCAAGGCTGTTGATGCAGACGTCGGGCACAGGTGAAGCAAATCCAAGAGTAGATTTCAATCAAACACAAGTTGCTTATTTGGCCGCGGCCAGAAGACTAACACTTGATGGTATCAATGCTTCGACTGTTGAAGAAGATGATCTAGTAAGTGTTACTGGTCTTGAAACTTATTTTGCAGACCTACAAAGAGAAATGAACGAGAAGAGGGATACAACATATAACAAGGACGTAACAATCTGTCACAGCAGTTGTCACAGTAATTGTCATGCTTCAAGAGGCAGAAGATAATGCAGAAAACCACAATCGCTCCTATTCCGTTAGAAGATCTAAAAGAATATTTTGCTAACAAAGAATTAACATTTTTAATAGATTACGAAAACAGTACACTTAAAGGTGAAAAGTTTCTAACTTATCTTAGCAACCTAGATGTACCATGTGATGTAGTGCTTGGTAAGGACAAAGATAGTATACTAGAACTTGTTGAAGTGTATATGAATACTAGAATGCTTGTGAAATTACCCACTTTAGAAATTATTGTGTTACAGATCCTAATGGCTAGCAAAGAAATAGATAATGGTTTGTACTATGACAATAAAATATTTTCTTTTGATGAATTAAAGCAGTTTGTCAAAGATAACAGTGAACTTGTAAACAAGTGGTTAGTTGGTTTAGTGAGTGGCTCACTGTTTAATATACATTGTATCAATGACGACAAGATCAAAGAATCACTTGATGATTTTGAAAAGGTAGAGGATGATCAATTTTGCGGTATCAACTATGCTAACCTTTACAAATATGAAGAATTATATGAAATATTTCCTATGGTATCAATGGAAGATAGAAAGTTTTTAGTAAAACAGTTTACAGAACCTATGTTTAAAGGCGAATCTTTATACAATTATTGGTTCGTTCCTGGTAATGTAGTCGCTTTAATTACGGAAGCAGTCAGTGTCGGAGCATGGGATAAAGATAAATATTTAAAAGCAAAGGAAGAGAGCGTCAAAAATGTACCTACTGTTTGATAGAGTTTATGTAAAACCAATGTATATGCTGGACATGGAACGTCCACGTGTTATTATTTCGCCTGATGCTTCATCTGAACTATTAGACGGCATTGAAACCAAGTTTAGAAACTTAGGTGAAATGTTTTACAATGTCGACGGATACAATCAATTAGTGGGTGGCGAAGGTGAATTCGCAGATGACAAAGAGTTTTTCAATTGGTTGCTTGACAAAGGTAGAGTTGATGTGTTTGTTGACAGCAACGCATATCATAAAATATTTGTTAAGTGGATTAAAATTATGTATCCTGATATACAAAAAGAACTTGCTTGGAAAATATATTCATTAGTGTCTACGCATACTAGACTTACTGTAAGATCAATGTTTACTTGGGGTACAGATAACGAAGGTGTTGATGCACAAAAAACTCAAGCAAATGAATTTAAATGGCTTACACAAGATCAATTCCAAGGTTTATTTAAAACAGTACAGGTAGTAAAAGACAATGCGTTAGTGGGTAGAGTAAGAGCAAAAGCACCTATGGAATTTATTGTGGCTGGTAAGTTAAATGGTAAAACTACTTATGATGAGGCTTTAAAACAAAAAATGTATGCAATAGGTATTAAAAAAGTAAGAGATGAAATGAATCACGTTAAAAATCATTTACTACATAATATTAATAAAGCATGGGTACAAAAATTAGTTGGAGTTTCATACACTGCTGGTGATGATCTTTTTGCACTTAAAGGCACAAATGCCAAAATTGATTTTCTATTAGACGAAATGTCTGAAGATGCATTATCAACTCATGATGTAGACATAGCAGATTTAAGAGAAGGTGCTCTTACTGAAGCAGGTGCACCAGATGGAGATTCAGATATTGGATTACCAACTTGGTTTATTAAAGCATTACAGAGTTCTTCAGGATCTATAGATTCAGCAACACTTGATAAAATTATTGAGTTTGAAGTGAACAATGTTATCAGTTTATTTGAAGTAGATGATAGAGCAAAAGTAAATGTGATGTTATTAAATTACTTTTATAATCTTAAAAATAACAACACAGACGAATTAGCACACTATTCAATAGGCTAATACACTTTTCAACAACCCCATAAATATCTATATGATAGAAAAACACTGGGCAACACCTATCTATTCTCATCAGTATAATGATGACGATGATTGGAATCACAAATTAGACATTTTGCTAAAAGCCAAAATGACTGATATGAAATCAGAAGGGCATACTAATATTGCTGATGTCAATGTTAGTTTCAAACCATTTCCTGATATCATGGATAGATTCAAAACTGCGTTTGATGAACTTTGTGATGTGTATGAACACCCAAAAAATTATAATATAACTGATCTAAATATAATCAATCCTATGAATTTTGGAGATTACAAAAGCGTTCACTCACATGATAAGATTGATGCTTTTGGAATTTTCTATGTTGATGTGGGTACAGAAACATCAGGCGGACATTTAAAATTATATGATCCTAGATGGCAGAATCAAAAATCATTTGTAGGATCCAAACCATACATGGAAATAGTTCCCAAGAAAGGATTGCTAATTGCCGCTCCTCATTATGTTTGGCACGAAGTCACTCCGTATGTTGGGGACTTGACAAGATTAAGTTTAGTGTGTAATATGCAGTTTAACGAAATAGTAGAATGATAGAACACAACATTATTACAAAAACTAACAAACGAAGTATCCTTGGCGAGATCATTGTGACTCTGTTTGAGCAGTGTAATATGAGTTGTAAATTTTGTAATCAAGATCATAACAGCAAAGTAGGAATGGATACTATCAAAGACAAGTTACCGGTAGTAAAACGTGCAATAGAAAACATGAGCAAAACTAGAGAAATGTTTAGTGTGCATTTTATGGGCGGTGAAGTGTTTAGTGATTTAGTACCTGACAGTTGTTTTGATGATTACAAATATCTAGCAGACGAACTAGAAGCATGGAGTAAAGAAAACAACTACGATGTAGAAATATGCTTTACTACAAACTTTGTATATGAACAAACACATAGACTACAAAAACTACTAGACCAATGTCCACAGGTAAAATTGTTAACCAGTTACGATCCTAGTGGACGTTTTGGCCTAGGTCAATTAAATGTATTTAAAAAGAATGTAATAGCATTTGAAAAGTATATTAAGAGTGCAAATGTAATAATGACTAAACCTAATATAGATAAGTTCTTAAAAGGCAATACACCTTTCTTTGATTATCTCTATGATAGGTATGACATTTATTTTGATTATTACACACCAGAAAAGAATAGAAAGTTGATGACTCCTAATGATGTTCAATTGCGTGACTTTATGATTTATATGTTTGACAACTATCCTAACTGTTTGCCATTCAAAGATTATCCTAGTAAAATTAAAAAACGTATGACTTGCCAAGATACATTTACAATAATGCCAAGTGGCGATGCAGGCGGCTGTACTATTTTGTTATCACAAGATTTATCAGGGTACAAACCAACCAAAGAAGAAATGGAACAAAAATGGTTTGACGATTATAATTGTTTAGAATGTCCACACTTTCAGAGATGTTCAATGGGTTGTTTTTTAAGCAATCATCTAAAAAGTTTTAGAACACAGGAAGTGTGTTGGTTATCGGAGGTTTACGATTATGTTGATTCAAAAGAAGTTTGATGCTAATAATTTTTACAAGCATGGTTTTGATGTTGTTGAAATGCCAAAACAATTATCTACTTTACTGTGGGCACAGATATCTTTAGAAGATTGGAACCCCCACGGAGTATATAAAAATGTTCCGTCATGGAGCATGAATAATGATATGGTAGTGGGTAGTGTTGACAGAAAGTATGATAGAAACAAAGAACAAGAAATGTGTAAAGAAAGTTTAGATAGAGTTCCGCTTATATACAAAGATACACTTACTGCTCTTTTTAACGAAGAATATTATAGAAACTGGTTTGTAAAAACTTGTGGGTACAATTGGGAAATGCGTTTTATTGATTTATGGAATGGCAGTGACAGTTTAGACTGGCATTGGGACGGAGTAGAAGACCATGACATTGGATTTTTAATTTACTTTACAGAAGAGCCTACATGGAACGAAGAGTGGGGAAGTGTGTTGAAAGTAGGAGAAAGAGATTGGCCAGATACTAATGTACAAAATGTTAGGAAAATTATTCCTTTAAATGGAACGGTGGTATTACTAAACAACATGAATCCTAGATTTGTTCATAGTGTAGATACACTGGTTGACACAACTAAAAATAGATATACAATAAATTGTGGAATAAGTTTATGGAATTAAATGTAGATAAATTTTGGACAGACGGGTATGATGTAACTACTCTTGATGATGAAAAGTATTCAATGTTGTGGAGTTTGATACACAATGAGACTTGGGTAGATGGTATATTTCCTATTCAAAAGGTTGCTAGTTGGAGTAATACTACAAAAGAAAATTTAAAAGATAGAGTAGAAGATATATCCCCTAATTTAACAATGTGGAATGTGCCTGTAGAATACGATCAAATAATGAACGATATATGGAAAAGCGATTACTATCAAAAATTCTTTAGAGACTATGCTAAAAAAGTAGGAAAGATAGAATATATTGATGTGTGGAATAAAACACCAGCACATGAATGGCACAGTCATACTCCTGATAATGTAGATTTAGTATTGTTAGTTTATCTAAATGAACAAGAGCAATGGAAACGTGAATGGGGCGGAGTACTGCAAGTAGGTACGAAAACAATTGAAACCAACGAAGTAGGAAACGTACATTCTATTTTGCCAAACAATAAAACAGTAGTGCTTATCAATAATATCAACCCAAGAATTTTTCATAGTGTTACAGAACAAATATCTGAAAACAATAGATATACAATTGGAGCAGGAATTAAGTTATGGAACTAATTATAAAACCCACAGAATTGTGCAACTTTAAATGTACCTTTTGTTCTAGTACAAAGATTGCAGAGCATGGTAAAGTAGTTTTAGACCATGAACACATTTTTAGATTCTTAAAAAGATATCCTAATACAAATACAATTATTGTTAATGGTGGTGACCCGTTGATGATGGATCCTGATTACTATTGGAAAATTATAGACTATCTTGACGAACACGAGATGTCAACAAGTATTGCGTTGACTACTAACCTTTGGCCTTTTTACAAGAAGCCTAGCAAATGGAAAGCATTGTTCAACAATGAAAGGATAGGCGTTACAACCAGTTTCAATTACGGTGATGGTAGATTAAAAGGAGACTTTAGTTTATTCACAGTAGAAGACTTTTGGCGTGTAAGTGATGCTATGTTAGAACACTGTAACTATCGACCAGACTTTATTGCAGTTGTTACAGACAGCAATGATCACCTTGCTATGAAAAATGTAGAACTTGCTGTTGAAATGAGTGACGGCGTAGAACCCGGCGGTACATTACATAACTTTGCTCGTAACAATAAAACTGGTGTTGAATGCAAATTAAATTATGCAATGAGCAGTGGAGAACAAGATAGACCATATCTACTATCCAAGATTTACAAAACTTATGTAGATATATGGGAAGCAGGATTGGCTCCATGGGAGTTCAATACAAAACAAATGATGAAGCGTTTGAAAGGAAACGCTACCTCTTGTCCACAGAACAGACGCTGTGACGAAGGAATTAGAAGTATGAATCCTGGCGGAGACTATTATAGTTGTGGTGCATTTGGTGATGATATGGAGAAACCAATAGATTTTGAAAAAGAAATGAATGGGGATTTCTTTACACCATTACAGGATAGTTTTGAACTTGCAAGTATGAAAAAATCATGTTATACTTGTCCTATGTTTGAAATATGCAATGGTTGTAGAAAAACAGTTAAGGATTTCAAAAGACACAAAGTTGTTGAAGCACACTGTAAAATAATGAAGACTGTTGCACCCAAAATACTAAAAGCAAACGGTTTGGAGGGAGTAGAAGTTACTCCGTATGTAAATGAAACTATTGAAACAAGACAAGCCTAATATTAGAAGTTATTATGGTGATGGATATGATATTGTAGATGTTGATCTAAGTGTGATTGATCATCTTGGTTCTTATATACTACAGGAAAATTTTAGTGACAGTCCTCTACATCCAGGTATATCACAACCGGATTGGGACGCAGACTATACTAATATTACCAAAGAGTTTTATGAAGCACAACAAAAGTATATTGATATACTTAAACCTTTGGTTGAAAAAGAAAACTATTTTGATTACTGGCGTACATTACGAGGACCATTTGATGAACTTATTGTAAGCATCAACAAAATGGATAAAGGTAGTAAGATGGATTGGCATTGGGACGGTTTTGATGGTAGTATGTTACAATTGATGTTGTATGTAAACTTAGAAGAAAGAACACGAGAAGATGGAGGATTTTTAGAAGTAGGTGTATCGTATGAACCTATGATAAACCAAGATGATCCTTTCCCACACTGGTCGCCTGAAACAGGCTTAAACAAAGTTACTGGGCACGTGATGTCTAAGTGCAGTTATGTACCTAAGAATGATAAAGCAATTATATTAAACAATGATAATCCTTTGTATGTTCATAGAGTAACAGAATGCAAAACTGACAAACCTAGGTACAGTGTATTATTACAATGCGGATATAAAACACTTTGGGACGGAAACTCACTAAAGAACAACGGTGGACAATATAAAGATCCACGTACAGGAATGATTACAAAATTAAACCTATGAAGAACAAACAATTTTCAAATGGCAGAATTCACGGATCAAGATTTGAAGAAGCAGTATATCATGACGGATATCTTGCATTTTCTGTAAGTCCTTTTGATCAAGACTTTGAAAATGAAATAGAGGATGGTGTACTACCTCATGTGAAAGTGTTGACTACTAAAGGCTATTGTCCTATCAGCAGTTGTCATGGTCATTACGAACACGGTAAATGGATGCCTTGGTATGTGATGATAGCACTAGGGGACAATGCCGTGAAACAAAAACAAATAATACTAGATGCAATTAAAAACATACCAGGAATATATACTGAAACAAGAAAGCAAAGTGCTAATGTTATTAATGGTAAAACTGTATTTGACAAAGTTGATCTGGATAAAGAATATGAAGAATTGAATAAAATGTTTTTACGCAAAAACACAACTTGGGAATATTTGTATATCAGTTTGTTTCAACACAGAACAATTTACAATAAAATTGCAAAACTATTATTTTTTACACACAGTAAAAATAAATTATTTTATGCTTTAGAAAGATTACCAGATGAACATATCAATTAATCCTAGTTATTTTTGTAATTTTCGTTGTGACTTCTGTTATCTAACGCCCGAGCAACTTGCAGATCAAAAGAAAATAGATTTGCAAAGATTAGATGATATGTTAGCAGAAGTAAAAGAACAAGATGATATTCATCATATTGATTTATATGGAGGAGAGATAGGAGCATTAAAGAAAGATTACTTCTATGGTTTACGTGATGTAATAAGAAAATACTATGACAAGGACATTAATATAAACACAAACTTTTCTATGCTACACGATGGCTTCTTTGAAAAAGACTTTTACTTGAGTGTAAGTTATGACTTTGAAGCAAGAGAGAAGCATGAATTAGTATACAAAAACATGATGTTGTCACCAGTGCCTATCGCAGTATTAGTATTGGTATCTCCAACTATTTTACAAAAAGATGTAGATGAAATGATTAGAATGTTTAACCTTTGTACTCCTGTAAAAAGTGTAGAGTTAAAACCATATAGTATTAATCAAGCCAATGCTCATAATGTAACACACAAAGACTTTGAGCAACACGTAATTAAATGGATACAATCAAAAGAAGATATGCAATTTGCATTTATAAACGATTACAAGATACAAGACAGTATTGAAAAAACTTACAATGCATTTAGTAACGATCATGTATATATTACTCCTAATGGTAAGTTTGGAGTACTGGAGTTTGACAAAGATGACAAAGAATATTTTTTAGAACTAGACAGTTATAAAGATTACAAACTATGGGCAGACAAAGAGCCAGACGTTAATTGTAGTGATATCTGTAAGTCATGCAAATACTATGGACACTGCCTAACAGAACACTATAGATACGTTAAGGATCTAGACAACGGATGTAACGGATATAAAGGACTATTAGAATTTTATGAAAGACTGGAAAGTTAGACAAGAAATATATCATAGGTTGAATAGCGATCACTCTGATGATTTAAACAGAGTAGAAATACAAGAGTGTCCTGATAGTCAATTACTTGATTACGCAATCGAATATTTTACCAACGACAAACTAGGTTGGGTCTATCCTGCTAAGAGTTATGTAGTTGGAATTTGCTATGCACTCTGGTTGACCAAAGACTTTGGAGGCGGGTTCTATGAATATCTAAATGATCCTGAATTGCTGTATGGAAATGATCCCTATTTTGTTCCTTATGACAAAGATCAACAAACGTACGATAATATTATCAACAGTGTAGGATTTGGATTCGATCAACGTCTTGGAGTCATACCTGATATACGCCATTACTATGAAGAGGAGTTTATGCTTAATGATTGAAACTAAAATAAGCAGTGATGGTGCCAACGAAGTTTTTATTAAGGCATCTGATCCACAAGCACTAGAGTATAAGTCTATGGTCCTAGCAGTTTGGCCTAACACAAATTTACAAGGATTACAAATGATTAGTTTTGACAAAACAAAAAACAAAGTCAATCTAACATTTGATGTGTATCCTAGTGAAGAGATCAAAAAAGAATTTGCTGTGGCAGACTATCATCAGTTCTGTGATTACTATGCTGTCGAATGTTTTATAGATTTACAATGGCGTGTACTAAAAGTATATGATCAAAATTTACCAATGCACCCTTTACCTAGTTTACCAAAAGGAAGTAGGATAGATGTATTGAAAAGCGGAGTAGGTGTTTATTATGGTCGCAACGTAGAAGATTATAGAAAAGTTTATTTTCTACATGACGATATTGATTATGTAAAAGAGTTTTTCAATGATCTACAGTTACCAATTATTGTAAAGAAATACAAGTATGCAATATTTGGTTTGGAGTACAATGTTAAGACAATGAAATTACATCACATTTCGTACTATGATATACAGGATAAGGATAATATATATAGTAAGGATAGTTTAAAACAATGACAACAGCAAATAAAAGAATAGCAGTAGTTGGAGCACACGGAGTAGGTAAAAATACAGTCTGTATAAAATTGTTGCAAAGAGAAAAGTTTGGACAACGCGGGATCAATGTAACATATATGCCTGAAACTGTGAGAAGCACAATGTTTATGAATCATGATATACTTGCCAATGAAATAGGCGGCGACATCAACAGTTGTGCCTGGTTGTATCATAGACACTGGAGCCAAATGCTAGAACATGAATACAGTTGCGAAGTGTTTATTACAAAAAGATTACCATTAGACTATGTTGTATTCAACGAATGTGCATACGTAATGAAGATGTGCAAAGAAACACTACCTTTTCAGTATTTAGAATTAGCAGTTGAACAAGCAAAACAGTTTCATGAAGTTTATTTTGTAAGACATAATCCTGATCATGATTTGATTACAGATAGCATTAGACAGGGTCCAGCGGCTAGTGAAGAACTTCAACCTTTGTGGGACACAAACTACAAAAGAATAATAGACGAATACGAAGTTCCTGTAATTGAAGGTACAGCAGGCGAACTACTAGAAAAGATTAAAGTATGAATATAGTTATTGTTGGAGGCGGCACTGCCGGTTGGCTCACTGCTCTTTCACTACATAAGAAACATGATGTAACCTTAATAGAAAGTGAAATACCTACAATAGGAGTAGGTGAAAGCACAACTGACACTGTCATACGTTGGCTAAAGCAACGTGTGGATATGAAAGAATTTCACACAAAAACAAATAGCACATTTAAATTAGGTGTGCAGTTTGATAATTGGGTAAACAAAAATGAAACTTACTATCATTTGTTTGGTGATGTAGAAGACAAAGTACCTAATGGAAAATTTAACCAAGTGGTAAGATACTGTTTTCAGAATGGTATAAACTTAGATAATTTAAGTATATTTGACAAATGTAAAGAAGAAGATATGACTTGGGATAGTGTTGCTACCCATTGGGACAGTGTTGCAGTACCGGCCTATCTAAGACAAAAACTAGAACACAAAATATTAATAGTAAATGATACAGTCGAAAAGGTCCATTACGAAAACGAGTCTATTACAAAACTACAATTAGTCAATAGTACTGTTGAAGCAGATTTATATATAGACTGTACAGGATTTCATAGAGTTCTAACTAAAAATACAAATAATAAATGGATTGATTGGAACGCAAAAGGTCAAGTAGATCGTGCCCTAGTATGGCAAATGCCACACAAAGATACTATACCAACTTTTACTCAAGCAGAAGCATGGGACTATGGTTGGAGATGGAAAATACCTACCACTGATCGACTGGGAAATGGTTACGTGTTTGACAGTGACTTTATAAGTGTAGAAGATGCAGAAAAAGAAATTAGAAAAAGAGTTGATTACAAAGGTCCTGTTAGACTTATAGAATTTAATCCCGGAAGGATTGAACAAGTATATTATAAAAATATAGTAAGTTTAGGATTAAGTTCTCATTTTCTTGAACCACTTGAAGCAACAAACTTTGATTTTTTAGTATATAATTTACAAAACTTAGATCTTGTTATAGAAGACAAAATAAATGTAGAACAATTTAATAAAAATGCAAACAGACTTGCTGAATCTATTAGAGAATTTGTCAAAATGCATTACATAAACAACACAAACAATACTGCATTTTGGAAAGCACAAAACAAAAATCTGTGCGGAAATGCTATTAGGGTTATTGAAAATGCAGAAACCACTAATAACCTTGCACCAGGTGGATTATTTACAGATTACAATTGGTACAAAGTTGCTCAAGGTGTTGGCATAAAGAGTAAAAGCAAAAATGATGATGCTGAATTACTAGCATTATTCCAATTAGCATCCATCTAAAACAAATACAGATTAAATATTGCTATGTTTAATCCGTTCAAAATAAATCCAAATGCAGATGTGCAAAAAATTGATTTGCCATACTTCGAAAAATACTATTGGCAAATAGATGACTTCTATACAGATCCAAAAGCAGTTAATACTTTTTTAGATACAGAGTGTGAATACAAATTATTCAAGGAAGACGAACCAGGACTAAATGGTGTTAAGTTTGAAGACAAAAGACACGAAGGACATCACAAAGGCCTAGAAGCCGTAACTTTTGCTCTAATGGAAGTTTGTAAAGCAAACAAATGTAGAGACGAAGAAGATCTAATTATTACCAATACATTCAAAGTATTAGATCCTGATTGGGGTAAACAATATAAAGATAACTGGTGGTGGCCTCATTTAGATTGGGGTTGGACTGCATTGATATATCTCAATGAAGAACCATGTGAAGGAACAAACTTATATCACAAACCAGGTATGCCCAAAAACGCAGTACATGATGGTATAGATAAACTTATTAGACAAGGAGCCGCAAAACATAATGAATATGTAGATCCTTGGACTACACGGGATAATTGGATACTAGGAGCAAATATTCCTAGCAAATTTAATAGAGCAATAATATTTCCAAGTAAAATATATCACGGTATGGCTATTGAAAGTGATCGTTGGACCAACGACACACGTAGAAATCAAGTAGTATTTTTTGAATATTAAAAAAGGGCGATAGTTTCCTACCGCCCAGTTTTGTTTATTATTATTTTTTTGAATTGTTTATAAAGTTGTAAAACTTTTCAGCAGTTTCTAATACATCATCAACTCCAGGAATATCTGGCATACCGACTTTGTTTACGATCTCACCAGTCTTCTCATCACGAGCGGATGTAATTTCCCAACCATTCCATTTGCTTGAATATTCAAACTCCTTGAATTGTTTTGCCATGTCTAATACATTGGTACGGATTTCGTAACCATTTTTATTAAACTGTACTTTGGGTAGTGTTTCACGCACTGATTGTGCTAGTTGTTCGGCACCTTTTTCGATACCTTCTTTAAACGTCTTGTTCATACTGTTTCTCCTTTGTGTGTATGTGTGTTTAAGTTATATTACTATAACATTTTTATTTAGTATTGTCAAGAGGTGAGTAAAGGCTCTTTCGAGCCTTTATTCTTATTTGGATTTTGGTTTTGGATTAGAAAGCATTTCGTTTTCTTCATCAGTATAAGGCCACATTAGAACATTCCTCCATATTTCATTGCGTTTAGAATTAAAACAGCAAATAAGATAGACATCATTATTGCAATTGGTAGTAAACTCTGTATAAAGGTTTTAAGCATGAGCCTTACCTTTCCAAGTTGCTACACGTTTACCTCTCATGTAATGATCTCCAGGTTCATAAGAAGCCTTTTTATCGCGGTATTTTTCTAATCTAATAATTGCCGCTTTGCGAGTGTTACTTAACTTGGCTTTCTCTAGCATTAAAACTTTTGCTTGTTCATATAAACCTTGTTGTGCTAAATTGGCCGCCGCACGAGCATAACCCATTTGTGTTAAAGTATTTTTTATTCTTTGCCATATCAACATTTTATCTCTCCTTTATCTGTAATATGCTTGTTTCTTTTGGAAGATTCCACCACCAATGTGTGATACCTTCCCGTGTTGGAGAAGTCGTTGGCGACGCTCCAAGTCAACAAGATCAACAGACTGAGACAGCCAACGTTCTTCGGGGCTGACAGTTGATTTTGCCAAAAGTTTTTTAAAGTAATTAAGAAGTCGCATTATGCTACCTCCTTTGTAGGCTTTGTCCAACCATTTAACTCGCTATGAGTTGGCGCCCTACCATTGTGATCTAACATGAATTGATAAGCATATTGCCAATCATTCTTGTATTCAGTTCTGGCCCATGTGTATAGATCGTTACGAAACCTTTTACCGGCTCCGCATTTCATCCAAGACACTAGACCACTTATTAAGTGGTTCATTTTTTTCTCCTATGTATTGGATGCTTAAGGAAAGCAATACCCCCTGTCTTTTCAGGGCGTCAGTGGTCTTTTCCACCGTCAATGCCACTTTGGGCATCGTCAATTGCTGTTTAAGGAGTGCTCTCAACTCCCCAGTCTCTCCTGGTGTATGTGTGTGTCGTAGTTGTCAGGCCTCTACTGGAACGTAAAAGTCTTTGCACTGCAACATTCGTATTTATATACTACTATAACATTTCGCCTTAAAAAGGTCAAGTTTTTATTTGAGAGGATGTGTTAAATTTTTTTTACAATTATTATAAAGGAGTTTTATTTTGCGATGATAAGTTCTAAATAATTGTGACTATGATGGACAAAAAGAAATGGCGAGCAACTAAACGTAAGGCTCCTAAAGTGCCTGACGATACTTGTCCAATTATTGACGGTGTGTTAGATAGACTTGATGCTATACACAAAGGAAACAAAAAGCACACACAATTTCAACACGATCAAATAATCAAGAAAATGGAACAGATTAGAAAAGCCAACGAACAGTTACGTGAAAGCGGACACTATTGGTATGATTTGGCAAAAAGATTCCTTAAACCTTAACGTCTTGTTCATTGTGTGTTCATCGCCAATATGCTATATACTATTATAATATTAACCTTAACTGGAGATTGCAATGGCTTGGACAAAACCAATCATTACACAAATCTGTGTTGGCTTAGAAATTAATTCTTATGCCTGTGCAGAAAAATAGTTGACAATTTTGTTATAGATAGTATACTAAAATTGTAATATTATTTTAACGGAGCCAACCTTAGGGAAGGCTCCTTTTTTTATGAAAGGAGTTGTTATGCATAGTACAAAACAATCAATGGACTGGCATATACAAGAAGTTTTAACCTGTGAACTGTTACGAGTAGATCCTAATAATGAAATGCTTGAAAAGTTTTTGGGTATGCAAAATCATTTTGGTGCAGAAATGCGTAAAATAAAAAAGTTTTATGAAGAACAAGGTAAATGGCCGCCTAGAGAGCCTGGGAGTTTATGCTAATGAAAACTTATACTTTAGAATTTGTGTTGTTTGGCTGGTTGGCTTATAACATAGCAATAGAAATAGTAAGTTGGTTTGAGCCAGAAGATGAACTACAAGCACCTACGCCTGTGGAAATGTCTCCTGCACAGCAAATACTAGAAGGTGGTACTGACTATCCTATTACTGAGGAAAACTCCACAAGTTAAATCTGTGGAGTTTCTAAACCGTCAACTAACTTTTTGATGTGTGTCACATAGTCACCTATGTTATGATCAGTAAAGTTATCTATCTTACCTTTTTTCAACCCACGCCACATACCACGGAATCTGTCTTTGATTCTTTGGTATCCGGTTGGATTACGTTTGTTACCCCAAGTATTTAGATAATGTTCTGTGCCGTGATGTCGATATCCCATTATCCATAACGGCACTCTACATACTATATCATTATTGTTTACCCATCTGTGATGTGTGATACCAAGGCTACTTACATATCCTGGCCAACCCACTCTTGGCGAGCCATATGTGTAAAGTTCCTTAGGATCTAGTGTATCTAAATGTAACAAACATCTCGAAGCCATTATAGTTGCCATTGCCGCTCCTAATGAGTGTCCACAAAACCAAAGGTCTTTTTTAGCATTTACAGATCTAAATAAATCTTCAGTGATTGATGGCCAAAGTTCATCTACTTCTGTTTTAAATCCTGCATGGACTCTGCTTACAGTCTCAGCAATTACAGGCAGTGCATTTGCATCTGCTTGAATGTCATTGTATTCTGTTGGTTGTGTTCCTCTACAAGCAATTACTATATCATTTTTGTTCATGAATCTGTAACTCTGAGCACCTTTGTTATCGTAATACTCAACTGTGGTAAAGCCTAACAGTCTTGCTTGTTTGTGTGCTTTATCCTCTTTTAGGTATGATATCATACTCAATTCAGCAAAAAGCAAACTTCTTTCTTCGAAAGATAGTTCTACTATTGGTTTTTTTAACTTTGCACTATACATTGTACCTCCGCGTTCTCTTTACAATATTTACCTGCTATTTCTAATAAATATTAGAGAGGTAGTTAGATGAAACGCACAACACGAAGTATATTACAAGAATTACATGATATTCAGGCCAAACCCGAGCCTGAAAATGTGGTTGACAGCAGAGCAGTTCATGTTATAGAATCAGCAATAAATGTTATTGCTATGATGCATGAAAACTTTGATAATGCTACTGCTAATGATTTGGAGAAGAGATTCATCAACAGTATAAAAAGTGGTGATCCACAGAAATTTGCTCGTGGCATTAAAAATATAAAAAAGGGCAAACCAGATGCAATTTAAAGAACTAATAGCAGAAGAAGCCAAACAAAATAAACACCTAGAACACATCGAAGAAGAAATTCTCAATAGAGGATCTGCCGGTGCTGAAGATACAATGAATACTTTGATGCGTTTTTCAGATATGCTAAAAGGTAGATCCAATAAAAAATTAAAAGTTACAGTTAAATGGGACGGTGCACCTGCAATAGTGTGTGGTACTGATCCGCAAACAAAAAAATTTTTCGTAAGCACAAAAGGAGCATTTGCTAACAAACCTAAATTAGCATTTACACAAGAAGATATAGAAAGTATCTTTCCAGACTACCTATGGGATAAATTAGGTCCATGTTTAGAACACTTATCTAAGTTAGGCATCAAAGGCGTTGTACAAGGCGATCTTATGTTTAATGAAGAAATGAAAAAAGAAACAGAAATAGATGGCAAACAGTACGTGGTATTCAAACCACAAAAAATTACATACGCATTTCCAATAGACAGTGAAGTAGGCAGACGTATAGTCAACGCAAAGTTAGGAATTATTTTTCATACAAATTATACAGGCGATGCTATGAATGACATGGAGGCAGATTTTAACGTAGATGTTTCAGGTTTTAAAAACAACAAAGATGTTTGGTTTGACGATGCAACATTTAAAGATGTGACTGGCAGTGTCTTACTTACAAAAAGTGAACAAGTTCAAGTGAAACAAGATTTGGCTGACGCAATGGCGGCCTATAAGGCTGTACCAAGCGACTTATTAGAAGCAGTAAAAAACAATAAAGATTTCGTGGTGTACTGGAAACGTACAGTTAACGATTATGTAAGGGCAAACAAACTACCTGGGGATCCTGATCAGTTCTTAAACGATTTCATCGATGTGTATAAGAATGTTATTCAGAAAGGAATTGCTGGATTAAAAAATCAGGATCCTGCCGCCCCTGCTGTAAAATCTAGAATGGACAAACTTGAAACACAAGTAAACCTAGTCAACGCAAATAGAAAAGGCCTAGCAAACATTATTAGATTTATGAAAGAAGTTTCTAATATTAAGTTGATGTTTATTAGAAAACTTAATAATATTGAAAGTGTAGCACAGTTCTACCAAGAGCCAGATGGATCATATACTGCGGCTAATCCAGAAGGATATGTTGCTGTTGATCATATAGGAAATGCTGTTAAATTTGTAGATAGATTAGAATTTAGCAGACGTAACTTTGGTGAAAAGGACTTTGGCTAATGAGCGAATTTAAGTTCTTTGATTATATAAGCGAAGGCAAATTAGTTCGCAACGATAGTTTACAACGCATGACATACACAGATGTCTGTGATTTAATTCTATTATATTTTCTTGCTTTACAAACTATGCGTTTTTATCCAAGCAGTAGGAAATACGTACAGAATTATACCAAAGAAGTGTTGAAATGGAATGATTGGCATTATCATAGAATGAGCGGTAATGACTTGTACAACTTATTAAACATTGTAGATGGTGAAGATAGATTAATAGACAAATTAAAAAATCCTAGCAGTGCAAAAACACTAAGGCAAAGAACATATTTTCCTACCCTTGCTTGTAAAAGATTATTGAGAGATATGAGCAACGGTAAGAATCCTAGTTCAAGTGATGCAAGTGAATTAATGAAAATAAACAATGCACTAAAAAATAGCAAATACAATTCACAGAGAAGAAGTGTTGCGAATTTTAATACACTATCTAATCAGGATAGAAAGAAAACAATTACAGAAATAGAAATAAGTTTAAAAGCAAGAGGTAGAACTAGTGATCTACTTGACTATTACATAATGTTTGTTACAGCATATGATCTAGAAAGCGACAGAGCAGTTGATAGAGAGCCAGTGGTAAGTGTTCCTGATCCTATTGAAGCAGATGTGAAAGATATTAATATGCTAAGGTTACTAGGAGTGCCGACTAAAGATTTACCATTTGCCTACAAAGTTTTAAGCCTAGCATCGCGTGGCATGGCAATACCTCCTAGGTTTGCAACAGCCTATAAACCTATCATGCAAATAGTAGATGATATTGTAAAAGCAGGTCCGGGATACGTAAATCTATTTAAACAAGTGCATAAAAGAGCACAATCTGCCAGAAATCGCTAAAAATCATTATATTATCGGTTTTTTCTTTCTACCATCTTATAAATACTATTAAGATTACCTACTGAGCGTAGGAATCGGTCATAAGAGTAAACAAAGGAGAAATAAAATGGCTGGAATCACAAAAACAAATCCAAAAGTAGCGGATATCATTGGTGAATTAAGAGCATGGGGTAAAGAAGTTACTATGTTAGCAGTAGACTTCAACGTTGATGCTGATGGTTCAACTTTGGCAATGGAAGCGGCTTTAAATCAAATCTCAAGATACGGAAATATCGTAATGGCTGGTGCTGTATACGGTACAGGTCAACAAATTGACTTGATCATCGAAGGCGACCTTGCTGGATCTGATTACGTATCTGCTGATGGTACAGTAACTGGTACAGTTGCACAGGCAATGGCAGAAGACCTAATAAACTTAGGTACTGTTGATGGCGTTAACTTTGCAACAGGTACACCTGCTGTAACTATCAAATCAACTTTACAATTTGCGTAATTTTTAATTACCGAATTGGTTACACTAAAGGGCGATCATTTATTGGTCGCCCTTTTTTTATGGCCACTAAATATTTGTATGCGTATAGTAATAGAAACTCTTGTAGATATAACAAAGTCAGGTGTGAAACGTAAAGGTCAGGGCGACGATGTCAAATTGGCTCAGCAAAGCAATTTCAATACCATGCAACAGGTTATTAATATGAGAAGTTTAATAAACGAGAACAGTGATCCTTTTATAACTACAAAGGACATTACAGGGCAATTTGGTAACAAATACAAGGGAGAACACAAAGTTTGGACCTATGAATTTACCATTGACAGAGACGGTGTATATGCTACTGATAATGACGATGCAGGACTACTAAAAGAAGACTTTCAAGGTATACCTATAATAGGCGGACTTACAGAAACAGTGAGTAAACCTAGCACATTTAAGGTAAAAGGTACTACCGATAAAAATACGTTAATCCAAATATTTGATAAATAAATTTGTAAAGGCAAAAAGCAAGGCAATCATAGGCTCCAACGATAATTACCTCTGAGCGAGGATATGGAGAATGATATAATGGCAACGGCCAATATAGAAAAAGAAAATTTAGAAGCACACGTAGAACTTTGTCAGCAAAGGTACGAAGTGCTAGAAAGAAGACTAGGTGGAGTTGAATCTAAGGTTCAGCACATACATGATGACCTAGGCAAATCCCACTCTTCACTGGTAAAAGTGATTATTGGTTCTGCAGGAACAATCATTGCAGGACTTCTTTCAACAATCGTAGTAATACTCATCAACACACAATAGTACTAAATAGTAGTATGAGACTACTAGAACTTTTTAATGACCTTACGGAGAAGCAGATCTGGGGACGCACAGGTAAAAAACTAGTGCGTAAGTACAGATGTATGGGTGGTAAACGTCATGGACGTATTGTTTCAAACCCTGCACAATGTTTTGCTCCACCTAACATTCAACAGAAAATTAGAATGAAGATTACTAGAAAGAAACTAGGTAAAAGAATGGCTATGAGATCTAGACGTACAAAACGTACTAATCCAGCAAGTAGAGCCTTAAAGCATTTGAATAGAAGAAAATGAAGATAGCAGAGTTATTTGAAGCAGATACAATTTTCAAACGTGGTGGCGGTTCAGGCGGAACACGTAAAGGTAAAGTGCAATCACGTAAGTTTCGTTGCATGAGTGGTCCACGTAAAGGACGTATTGTTGCAAACGTAAGTACCTGTCATGCGCCTATTAAAGCAAGTGCTAAACAAAGAATGACAGTTACCAGAGCAAGAGCACCTAAAAAAGCATCATGGAAAGCAAAACTAACTAAAAAAGGATCTGGTGTAAGTAGAACAGTTGCAAACTTAAATAAAGCAAAAGGTAGTTTGAAACCTAGAAAGATAAAGAAGGCAAGAGCATGAAGATAGTAGAAATAGCACCCATGGCAGTATCAGCCAAGAAAGCCATGGATCTTAAAAAGATAGCAACCGCCCAGGCTGATGGCCAAAAAACAACTGCTCAAGGATCTACAGGTACAACTGGTACAGTTAAGCCGGGTGATACAATTGGTAGAAATACTTCTACAAACCAAAATCAAATGGATTTTGTTAGAGGTGATGAATTAGATATACCTAATGTTGATAATCCAAACAAGCCTGAAAAGTATAAAGTACAAGCAGTGACTGGTAATGATGTTGAACTAGTACCAAAACAGAACAAGCCTGGTATTCCAAAGAGTATTAAGTTTAAGAAGTCAGATCTGCCCAAGACAGTTTAAAAATCCTTTAATTAATAGTATGAAACCCGAAGTCAGAAAACTGGTGGAAAATTTTCGCACCACAGCGAAAAACGTCCAAAATGAATTAAAAGAAAAAGGATTCATATTACCTGTTGCCCATAATGGAGGCATTAAGTATTATCATCTTTGGGTAAAGAAAAACAGTAAGTTTATGTATGATATAAGAAATCTGCATAATCCTAAACTGTTTTACTATCATAATATATGTAATCATAAATTGGCTATTGCTATCATGATATACGAAGCATTGGGCAAGAAATTTAATGCAAAACACATATTAGACTTGGATGATGCATACGCACACCACTTACAAAATATTAAAATATATAAATACCATAGTAGATTAGCGTCTAAAAGTGGCAACGTAGACAGATCAGATATAATAGAATCTAGGTGCGATTACCACTATAATGCATTAGAACCACTGAAAACAGAGGTACGTGGCGTTCTAAACGAGGCTGAAAAACTTATGTTCGACAATAAATAACAATGTTATAGGGGATAGTAAATGAAAACAACAGATTTTTTAAAAGAAGTTACAGTAGAGGATCTTAACAAGAAATTGTACAAAGAACACAATACTACTGTAGATCTTGCCAAATACAGCAAGGAACAACTAGAAGCATACAGCAAACGTATTGATGCTAAACTAACACAATTCGAAACTTCATCTAAGTTCAATGACAGTTTAACAAACGAGTCATATCAAAAGATGCAACTTATCAAGCAACTTGTAGAAACTGCTATCAACCAATATATTGAAAATCCCCTAGAAGCAGTTGACGAAGAAGACTTGGGTGATGATGTATTAGAAGTAGAAGCAACTGATCAAGATGTTGCATCAGACTTCGCAGAAGACGAAAAAGAAGAAGAACCTAAAGACGACGATGAAGAAGACGAAGACAAAAGTCCTAATAATGTTTCTTCAATGGCTATTGCGGCACTAAGACAAATGTTAGATGATCCAAGCAAACTAGGATTGGCACGTAGAGCATTAATGAAAATTACTGATCATGAAAAATTAAACACAATTACTCCACAAGAGTTAGATGCTATTCGTGGTCCATTAGAAAAATTCTTTGTACCTATTTTAGATAAAGGTATGCAAGGTATAACAAGAACAAAACCTGTGCTAAAAACTTTAGGTGGCGGTGAGTCAGTTGAAGAAGGTGCATACGAAGGTTATCACAAAATGCCTTTGAAAGCAGATGTAATGAAATGCATCAAAGATGGTATGTCAGAAGCACAAGTTTGTGAAAAATATAAAAAATGCAATCCAAAGGAAATGAAACTTATGGCATCATCATGCATGAAAGAATACAAAAGCAAAAACGAATCAATCATACGTGAAGGTAAAATGCCATCTAAAGCACACGTTAAGAAAATGTGTAAGGATGGAAAGTCTGAAGCAGAAATGTTAAAAATGCACCCAGATGCAGATAAAGGTAAATTAAAGGCAATGATCAAAGATTGCAAAAAAGAACTTAAAGAATCAATCATTAATGAAGGCGAAGAAGACAAAGCGGCATTGGTAATGGCGGCCAAGGATATGGTAGATAGATTTACTTCATTCTTAGAAGACGTTGCTGAAATGAGTGCTGAAGGAATGCTTGAACTACAAGATCAAATTAGAGAAGAACTAGGACAAGAACAAGCAGAACAGTTTGTTAATACAGTAGGGCCTGCACTTGAAGGTACTATAGAAAATTTAAAACAATCACGTGAAGCACTTAATGGTGGTGTTGGTATTATTACTGGCGAAGGTGCACCCACAGATACAATTGGCGCTGAGGAACCTGCTCCTGAAGTAGATCCAGAAGCACCTGCTGAAGAGCCAATGGATGCTCCTGCAGATGACGAATTTGGTGCCAGCGACCCGGCAATGGGTGGAGACGAACCAATGGGCAGAGAAAAGCGTGAAAGTTATACTCCAAACAAAAAAACTGTTACTGAGTCAGCAAGAATTTTCAGCACATTAAGTAAGTAAGGAGGCACTATGCGTCTTTACGAACTCACCCAAAATGATTCAGTACAAGATTTAGTAATCCTTTTCCGTAATCAAATCAAGAGAGCAGATTCAGAAAATGCTTTCGTTAATCTAAATTGGAATGCAATATCGAATCTAATGCGAGACATGGGTCATGGACCTTTTGATTACAATACTTTCAAGACAGCATTTGATACAACTCCTGAACTAAAAACTATTGTTCAAAATTACAATGCTGATGGCGTTACTCTACGTACTAAAACAGATGCGCCTAAAGGTGATGGTGTTGATGCTGACGTGGCTCCTACCAAAACTATAGACAAGATGGCAAAAAGAGCCGCAGGTAAACGTTTATAATACTTGACTTTCAGTACCAAAACAAGTTATAATATATTTTTAAGGAATAATCATGACTGATCAACAACCGCCTATTATTAATAATAAATTTGAATACCATAAATTAAAGCAGATAAATGATCCTGTTTTGAAACAAAGGGTATATGAAACTCCAGACGGAGAAAAATTACCAAGTGTCACTACCATTCTGGGCAAAACAAAAGACATGACACATTTAATAGAATGGAAAAAACGTGTAGGCGAACAAGAAGCACAAAGAATTGTTACTGAAGCATCTGGTGTTGGTACAGCCATGCACAACAATCTTGAAAAATTTGTTAAAGGCGAACAACGAATGCCAGGTAAAAATCTAGTTCATGTAAAAGCAAATGCAATGGCAGATAAAATTATTGAAAATGCTTTAAACCACGTTGACGAAATATGGGGTGTTGAAACGCAACTTTATTTTCCTGGTTTATATTCAGGTACAACAGATCTAGTAGGAATATACAAAGGACAACCTGCTGTAATGGACTTTAAGCAAACAAATAAACCTAAAAAGAAAGAATGGGTAGACGATTACTTCTTACAATTAACTGCTTATATCCTAGCACATAACGAAGTGTATGGTACAGATATTAAACAAGGGCATATATTCATGTGTAGCAGAGACGAACAATATCAACAATTTGACCTTTGGCCCCACGAATTTGATATGTGGACTACAGAATGGTGCAATCGTGTAGAGGACTACTACAAGAAATATCATAAATAGTAGTAAGGAAGAATTAAAATGGCAGTTGTACAAATATCAAAAATTCAACATAGACGTGGTAAAGCAGGTAGCAGTGCTATTCCGCAATTAGCAAGTGCTGAACTTGGCTGGGCAATTGATACACAAAAGTTATACATAGGTAACGGATCTGTATCAGAAGGAGCACCAGGTGTAGGCAACACAGAAATATTAACAGAAAAAAGCAATATTTTTGAATTACTATCAACATATACATACAAAGGTCCTACAGAAGTAGTAAAGCAGACAGGCGAATTTATTGCAGAACCTATCAAAAGAACACTACAACAAAGACTAGATGATATTGTAAGCATTAAGAGTTTTGGTGCTAAAGGTGATGGTACTACTGACGATACAAAAGCATTACAAAGAGCAGTGGATCAACTTTTTATAAACACAGACAAAGCAGACGAAAGAACAAGAGTTGGCTTACATATAGATGCAGGCGAATACAAAATTACAGATACAATTTACATTCCACCATTTGCTACATTAATAGGAGATGGTAAAGGCAAAACTAAAATTAAATTATATACAAATCCAGACGACCTAAGTCCGACTGCTAGATCTATTTTACAAACTGTAGATGGTACCAGCACACCTGGAAATTATGTTAAGTATTCTAACATTCAAAATTCTACTAGACCAAAACACATAGTGATTAGAGGAATGACTCTCGAGGTAGACAGTGCTGTCACTGTGCATAATGCAATTTTAAAAGCAGACTGCATGACTGAAAGTTTAATTGACAGTGTTGAATTTGTAAGCGACTGGGAAAAAGATGATGGATATGATGCAACAAAAAGTGGTATTGAATTTAGAGCCATTGGTGCAACAACAAGTGAAAATGTCATCATACAAAACAGTGAATTTAGAATGGTTAGTGTTGGTATCTACAGTGTCCAAGATGTTAGAACAATTACAGTTGCAGATTCTTATTTTGATTTTATGCAGGTTGGTATTGATTTAGCAAGAACTAGTACAGGAACAGGTAATCAGGCACTAGGTCCTAGACACTTTATAGTTAAGAACAATAAATTTAACAGAATTATGGATTTTGGTTTTGCAGTACACAAACCTGTAAGTACTTTAGAACCAATTGGACATATTTCTAATGCAAATATATATTTAGATGTTGGAAACAACATGAATGGACAAGACAGTCCGCAGACAAGTGTAATTAAATTTGCAGGTCCATTGTGTGAAAGCATTGGAGATACATTTGAGAGAGAAAGTGAAATTAATAAATCTACTTTAATTTCTGTACCTTTCAAACCTTTGGTTGATGGTTATCATTATACCAAAGGAAAAGTTAATGAATTTACTCTTTCAGAAGTAGATGCATTAACAACTTTTTCTAAACTTCCATTTACGGATAAGAAAATTGCTTATGTTGATTACTTAATTGTTAAAACAACAGGAAGTGCTACTACTAGACAAGGTAGATTAACAATTACTATTCAAGATAACACTAATATAAACGTCACAGACAACTTTAGTCACACTGGCAGTTCAGATGGTGGTGTCGAGTTTGGTGCTGTTCTAGATGATTTAGATTCTACAGCAGGCAGTGAAACAGTGAATATTCAATACAGAAATCTTATCGGTAACGGAGTAGGCACCTTAACATACGCAATTAGTTATTTTGCTTAATGTTTCTTGAGACAACAGTCGAGCAACGTATTCTGGCATGGAGAAAATTTAGAGAAAGCCTAGAAACTTGTGATAACCCTTTGCAGGAAACTATGGACTTCTGGTTTCAAGCACCAAGGATTAACAGGCTACTAGACCCATGGGATTCTCAACGGTGGAACACTCCATGGGAACTTTTAAAGGAAAACCGGTTTTGTCCCGTAGCAATACCCCTTATGATGGGATGGACACTGAAGTTAACTACAAAGTTTTCCAAAGCAAATATTTTGATAAAAAGTATTATAGACATATCGTCACAAAGATACTATAATCTATTATATGTTGATGACAATGTTTTAAACTACGGCAGTACAGTTGAAAAGGAATACAACCTACAGTCTAATCTTGTTTGTCAGTATCAAACCAGGATTTGATAAAACAAGTAAATACTGAATACGAAATAGAAATAGGCAGGAGAGAAATGAACAAAGAAATTTTAATCACAAAACGTAATGGAAAAAAAGAAAAGTTAAATCTTGATAAGATCCATTTCGTTGTTGAAGAGGCTTGCGATAGCCTTAGCGGAGTAAGTGCATCTCAAATAGAAATGAATGCAGATTTACAATTTTACAGTGGTATGACCACAGATGAAATACAGAACATTTTAATTAGAAGTGCTAATGATTTAATATCATTAGAAAATCCTAATTACCAGTATGCGGCGGCACGTTTACTTTTATATGGACTACATAAAAAAGTTTACAATCGTTATGAGCACCTAAACTTTGTTACAATGATTAACAAGAACATCGACCGAGGAGTATATGATCCTGCTATTAAAGAAAACTATACTCAGATCGAACTTAAAAAGATGAACACTTGGATTAAGCATGAACGTAACGAAGACTTTACCTATGCTGGACTAAGACAAGTTGTAGACAAATATCTCTGCCAAGATCGTAGCACAGGTGAAATTTATGAAACTCCGCAATTCATGTATATGATGATTGCGGCAACATTATTTGCTAACTATCCAAAGGACACACGTATGAACTACGTGAAGAAATATTATGACGCGACCTCACTTTTTAAAATCAACATTCCAACCCCAGTCATGGCTGGCGTACGTACTCCAATTAGGCAGTTTGCTAGTTGCGTATTGGTTGATGTTGACGATACTCTGCCTAGCATTTTTAGTAGTAACTCCGCTATTGGTTATTATATCGCTCAGCGAGCCGGTATTGGCATTAATTCGGGCCGGGTACGAGCGATTAATTCAAAAATTAGGGGCGGTGAAGTAGCACACACAGGAGTTGTTCCCTTCTTGAAAGTATATGAATCTACTGTAAGAAGTTGTACACAAAATGGTGTACGTGGTGGTAGTGCTACTACCCATTTCCCACTATGGCATTATGAAATTGAAGACATCCTAGTTCTTAAAAATAACAAAGGTACAGATGACAATCGTGTACGTAAACTAGACTATTCAATTCAACTTAACAAAACAATGTATGAAAGATTGTTGGCCGGCAAAGATATTACTCTTTTCTCACCACATGACGTGCCAGATCTTTACGAAGCATTTTTTAATGATCAAGATAAATTTGCAAAACTTTACGATCAGTATGAACGTAAAACTAGCATAAGAAAGAAAACTATCAAAGCAATGGATTTGTTTGGTGCACTTTTAAAAGAACGTGCAGAAACAGGACGTATCTATATTATGAATGTAGACCATTGTAATACACATAGTTCATTTAAAGACACAGTATACATGAGTAACCTGTGTCAAGAAATTACATTACCCACAAAACCAATTAACCATATAGATGATGAAAATGGAGAAATTGCACTTTGTATCCTTTCCGCAATTAATGTAGGTTTAATCAATAAAATTGATGACCTTGAGCCATTGTGTGATTTAGCAGTAAGAGCCTTAGATGAAATTATTGATTATCAAGGTTATCCTGTAAAGGCCGCTGAAATAAGCACAAAGGCAAGAAGATCGTTAGGTATAGGTTACATTGGTCTTGCACACTATCTTGCAAAGAATAAAGTAAAATATTCTGATAAGAAAGCATGGAAATTAGTGCATGACCTTACAGAAGCATTTCAATACTATCTATTAGTTGCTTCTAATGAATTAGCAAAAGAGAAAGGAAAGTGTGATGCTTTTGACAAGACAAAATATGCAGATGGTCAGTTACCAATCGACCACTATAAAAAAGAACTTGATGAAGTTATCAACACTACATTAAAATATGATTGGGAGGATCTTAGGAAGGATATCGTTGCACACGGTCTACGGAACTCAACATTGTCTGCACAAATGCCATCGGAGAGCAGTTCCGTTGTGTCAAATGCAACAAACGGAGTTGAACCACCTAGAGACTTCTTGTCCATTAAGAAAAGTAAAAAAGGGCCTCTTAAGCAGATTGTTCCACAATATAATCAATTGAAAAACTTTTATACTTTGTTATGGGATATGCCTAACAACGAAGGATATATTAATATTGTTGCGGCAATGCAAAAGTTCTTCGATCAAGCAATTAGTGGTAACTGGTCATACAATCCTTTACACTTTGAAAACAATGAAGTACCATTAAGTGTAATGATGAAAGATATGTTGACAACCTACAAAATGGGTTGGAAGACAAGTTACTATCAAAACACTTATGACTTCAAAGGTGAAGAAGAAACCGTACAACCAGCAGGTTTGGAAGAAACTGTTATTGACAAATCTGTAAATGGTGTTAGTATAAACGGTACAAATGGGGACCATGTAAACGGGTCCAACGGTGAAAAAGTACCAGCAGAGCAGGAAGATGAACACTGCGATGCGTGTGCAATTTAATAAGTAAAGAGAAAAGAGAAAGAGAAATATTAATGGGTAAGACTGTCTTTAATAGAAAGAACGTAGACTTTACAAAAGAATATATGTTTTTTGGTGCTGACCAAAACACACAAAGATATGATGTCTTTAAATATCCTGAGTTTGATAAGTTGAATCAAACTATGCTAGGATACTTCTGGAGACCAGAAGAAGTGTCTTTGCAAAAGGACAGAGGTGATTATGCAGAGTTTACTGACGAACAAAAGCATATCTTTACTAGTAATTTAAAATATCAAACACTACTTGATAGTGTGCAAGGACGCGGACCTTGTCTAGCATTTTTGCCATATTGTTCTAATCCAGAACTAGAATCTTGTATTGTATGTTGGGACTTCCAAGAAACTATTCACAGTAGATCTTATACACACATTGTTAAAAATGTATATCCAGATCCTGCGGAAGTGTTCGATACTATTTTAACTGATGAAAAAATTGTTGAACGTGCAAACAGTGTATGTAAACACTATGATAAATTTTATGATATCGCTAATGAATACTTTAACAAAGGCAAAGGTGACATCAAAGAAGTTAAGAAGCAATTATACAGAGCAATGATGACTGTTAATATGCTTGAAGGTTTACGTTTTTATGTTTCATTTGCTTGTACATTTGCCTTTGGCGAACTTAAACACATGGAAGGTTCTGCAAAAATTATTTCACTTATTGCTCGTGACGAAGCAACACACTTGAATTTATCAACACACATTATTAAACATTGGATGAAGGGTGAAGATGATCCTGCTATGAAAAAAGTTGCCGCTGAACTTGAAGAAGAAGTTTATGATATGTGGCGTGAATGTGTTGATGAAGAAAAACGTTGGGCAGACTATCTGTTTAAAGATGGTTCAATGATTGGGTTAAATGCTAACCTACTTCATGCTTATGTTGAATTCATAGCAAACAAAAGATTAAAGGCTTTAGGTCTTAAACCTTTGTATGATCGTCCCCTTAATCAAAACCCTTTACCATGGACACAACACTGGTTAAGTAGTAGTGGATTACAAGTTGCTCCACAAGAAACAGAAGTTGAATCTTACATTGTTGGCGGAGTAAAACAAGACGTGGTAGAAGATACATTTAAGGACTTTAAACTATGATAGAAATATGGGGTAAACCTGCCTGCGGTTATTGTGATGCCGCAAAAAGATTATGCGAACAAAGAGGTTGGAAATTTACATACAAACAACTTGGTGTAGATTTTGACCGCGAAAAAGTAATGGAGGAGTTTCCAACTGCAAGAACTTTTCCACAAATCAAAGTATACGGAAAGCCTGTTGGGGGTTATCAAGAATTTGAAAAATATATTGATGACACTGGCTACAACGGAACTGGACACTCATTAGGATAATATGTTAATACAAGCACCCTACAAAGTAAATGATGTAATTAGTATCAAACTGCAAACAGGCGAAGAACTTGTTTGTAAACTAATTGAAGAAAGTAATACACACCTAAAAGTAAAGACTCCTCTTACACTAGTAATGAGTCAACAAGGTTTAGGTATGCAACAGTATATGTTTACTACTGATCCTGATCAGCCTGTAAATATTGCTAAAGATAAAGTAATTGTTGTTCAAAAAACACGTAAAGACTTCTCTGATACATTCACTGAAAAGACATCTGGACTAGTTACTGCTCCACCTAACTTACAAGTAAAATAAATAACTTTATGCACAGGTTTGTGATAAAGGATAAAGGAGTTCTGACAACTTATAATAAGTTCGAAGATATACCTATGAAATTTGATCATGTCATTGAATTTCATCCGTATACTCCACCAGAGCCACATACCGAAGAACAGCATAAAGAAATAGAGCAATGGCCTAGTAAGTTGCAAGAATTAATTAAGAGGGAAAGATAATGCCTGCCATTACACGTAAAGGCGATAAAGATGTAACACACTGTTCAACTCCTGTGAGAGAAGAACATAGTCCTGATGTCTATGCTAATAACATACCAATATCAAGACAGGGTGATAACAATGACAGTCATCTACTACCAGGCGTACCTTGTCCATCACATCAAGCACCTATAACAACAGGATCAACAACTGTGTTTATTAATAACAAAGGTTGTGGTAGAATAGGTGATGCAGTAACAGGTTGTACTAGTGTTGCTGAAGGTAGTGAAAACTGCTTCGCAGGTTAATCAACTAACAGTTTAGAAAAAAGGTACCATAAAGCCAGTACCGTCAAAATGAATTTTAAAGGATCTTGTCCTTTGGGTTTGAGAGTAGGTTTGGAAAATTCATATGGATTCATGCCCTAGACCAAGCCACTGGTTTGCCGTGTATATCAACTACTAGATCACCTGTGTCTTTGTACTGAGCAACCATGATGCCCTTTCCTTTTCCTGCTATGTATCTACAAGGCTTTATTTCTCTTTCACCATGAAACCGTTTTATATGGTTTGTGATTATACCTCGCGTCTTTTTACCTGCCATTATCTACCTTGTCCATTGTAAAATTTATGGTTTCGTTTTTTATGCTTATTCATACTACTAAACTTACAAGATTTTTTCTTACTAGACTGGCTAGTTTTCTTAGGAGTACGAACGTGTGCTACATAATTTTTTGCTAATTTTGCCATGTTATCTACCTAACTTTTTCTTTCTACCTATAGGGAGTGCTTGGGTCATTCTGAATTCGTGTCCTTTTTTACCTGTCCACTCTACTATAACTGATTTACTTTTTGTACCGCTTTGATAGGATTTAACGGCTTTTTTAAAACTTATATCTTCTTTGGTTTCAGTCTTATCACCATCTATAAAGGTGAAAGTCCTCATCTTTGCCATAACCCTCCTTGGTTTGTTTTGGCTAATTTTTTAGACTTTAGTTATCATTTAAATTAAAAAACACGCACTTTATGATTGACATCCAAAACAAATGGTGCTATAAATATAAGTGTAATTGTTGACAGCATCGTATGTCACAAGAGCAGGACCCCGGGGCGGTACCGGGCAGGTCCACCATAAACACATTGTTTTTTATGGTTAGTAGTGTGTTTATGATGGGCCTGAAATAGGATCGACTGGCTTGTTAAGGGTGAAAGAGATTACCGGTAAGGTACGACCGAGCATTATATGGGGAGACTCATGCTACTGTCCAAAAACCATAAATGCAAACGATAATTTTGCATCTGAAGAGTTACGTCTAGCGGCGTAGTTCTACGGGGTTGGCAACTTACCTGGCAACAGAAAAGTTGCACTTCTAAATACAATATTACAACAAAGCACATAGTAACGGTACAACAGGGCAATTACGCCTAAATAACAAAGAAGCAGACCGTATAGTATTATCTCAAAGAGCAGTTGACCTAGTCCTGCTCTTTTTCTTTTATTTGCAGTTTCAATAAATACACATAGGAGAACCAGTTCATGTCAGTAAAAGTAATTGATGGATTTAGATTAATTGTAGCCAAAAAAGGACAAACCAATATTGGCACAATTGAAGCAGATGCAGATAACGATACACTTACCTTAGAAGCAGGTAGTGGTATTAGTTTTACAGTAGATGCAAATGATGATAAAATCACAATAATAAACACAGTAGAATCAGAAGTCCTAGCGGCGGCAAGAGCCCCTATCTATATTAGAGCAGATGATTCAACAATTAGAGAAGTGCGTGGCAGTGAGAGTTTTGGTATTGTTGGAACTGGTGCAGTAACTACATCAAGCAACGCAGAAGGTGATATTACAGTCAATGCAAGTACTGACCTTAGCACATATGACAATACTAGTTCTGGATTTATCACAGGAAATAATTTAGGTGACCGTGCAGATGTTACAATTACTAGTATAAGCGACAATGATTTATTACAATATGATACTACAAGTGGAAAATGGCAAAATCAATCTATTACTAATGCCGGATTTGCAACAGTATCTACAACAGGTTCTTACAACGATTTAACAAACAGACCAAATATTACTTTTTCAGGTGACGCTTCAGGAAATACAGGCGGTACACTTGGTGGTGGTGCAAGTACAGTTACTCTAGTTTTAGATAGTGTTGCTACTCCAGGAACATACAACGGAATTACTATTGATGCAAAAGGTCGTGTAACAAATATTAATGTTGCTGACTTTGAACAGGACACACTACAAACTGTAACTGATAGAGGCACAACAACAAATAATAATATAACAGTGGCAGGTTTAACAATAGGCAATATTGTTATGCCTACGACATTAGGTGCTGACGGAACAGTACTGAAAGTAAACAATGGTGTATTACAATTTGGAACAGACACTAATAGTTCATTTAACATTGTTGCAGATGATTCAACTGTTAGAAAAATTACACTAGGTGAAACAATTGGCGTACTTGGCACAGGTCCTATAACAACTTCAAGTGATGCAGAAGGCAATATTACAATTAACAGTAATCCAACAATTGATCAAGTTTTAGGAAATGGATCTATCACTACAAAAAGTATTCAAGTAGGACAAGTAATAGTTGGTTCAGAATATTCTTTACCTACAACTAAAGGAACAAACGGAACAGTTCTAGGGATGAACAATGGACAACTGCAATTTATTGCAGGTGGTTCCGGACAGGCTTTGCGAGTAAGAGCAGATGACAGTGCAGAACAAACTATCAATTCTGGAGAAGCACTTGCATTTTTAGGTGCTGGTAATGTAACAACATCTAGTAACGCAGAAGGAGAAATAACAATTACAAGTTCTCCTACACTGACAGATGTTTTAGCAAATGGAGCCAGTACTACGACAGCAGTAGACTTTCAAGGTAATGTAACAATAGGAAGTGACACCACAGATATTATTACAGTTAACGGTGCGTTAGCAGGTAGATTTCCTTTATCATTTGAAGGACTTACTGACAACAGTATCTTTACAAGATTTGAAATTACAGATCCAACAGGAGGTCAAAACACTGTAACTTTTCCAGACGCAAGTGGTACAGTAGCATTTGTTGGAGCAGACATCAGCACATTCAATAACGATTCTAACTTTGTTTCAACCAGTGGCAATGTAGCAACTGCAACTGCATTACAGACTGCAAGAAACTTTGAAATCACAGGTGTTGTAACCGCCGGTGCACAATCATTTGATGGTTCAGGTAATTTAACATTAACAACACAATTTGCAAATCAAAATATCAGCCAATTTAACAATGACGCAGGATTTGTAACATCTGGTTTGACTACTGACACACCTATTAGCACATTACCAAATGATGCAGGTTATATGAGCAAATGGTTTATTGGTGCTGATGACAGTTCCATGAAACAAGTAAATGGCGATGAAGCAATTAAAATTATGGGCAGTGGTGCGGTAAGCACAGCAAGTGATGCCGAAGGTAACATAACTGTAACTGCTTCAAACAATTTAAGTTCATACAACAACGATGCAGGATTTAACACAGAAAATGATACTATTACACTTACTGGAGATTTAAGTGGTAGTGGTAAAACAACTATCAATGCAACACTGTCCACAAACTTATCAAGTGTAGCACCAGGCACCTACAACTATGTCACAGTAGATACCAAAGGTATTGTTCAGAGTGCAAGTTTAAAATCTTACATTGAAGCAGGTACGTTACTAGAACAAGATCTTAAAGGCAGTGTATTTGCAGATGATTCTAGTGTAGTAATTGATGGTGTGTCGGGTAATATTGTTGGTACAGTTACAGGAACTACCACAGGTACTATTGCACCTGGAACAACTGCACCTAGTGCCGATACTGATGCAGGTACAACTGGTGAAATAAGAGTAGATGACAACTATATCTATGTGAAAACATCTACCGTTTGGAAAAGAATTACGTTGCAAGGATTTGTATAGTAGATGGAAACACACGTTTATAGAGCAAAAGTATTAAGAATAGTTGATGGTGATACCATTGACGTTGATTTGGATTTAGGTTTTACGGTTTGGATGCGTAAACAAAGAATACGTTTAGCAGGAATCGATACACCTGAATCTAGAACAAGAAACAAGGAGGAAAAGAAAAGAGGCTTATTATCAAAGGCAAAGTTAAAGGAGTTATGTCCTACAGGCAGTACAATTAAAGTAAAAACAGAACTAGATAAAGAAAGAGGCAAGTTTGGCAGAATATTAGGCACACTAATAAATTCAGAAGAAACAAATATTAATCAATTTTTAATTGAAAACAATTATGCGGTTGCATATCATGGGCAATCCAAAAGCGATATTGAACAAGCACACCAAACCAATGCCATTCTTCTTAGAGAACGTGGCGAAATTGAATAATTGGTAAAATTGGTAAAATCTACACTTGACTAAATCCTAGTTCTGTATTATTATAAGGTATTACTGGTATTAATGGTAATACTAAAGAAATATAACGGAGGCTAAAATGGCAAAAAGCAAAGAGGTACTTGATAACATTAAGTCTATCTGCAAGAACACTTGGGGAGATGAAAATGTTTATGAAGGCCCATCAGGCAAATATAAATGGGAAGTAGGCAGAGATACAGGCAATGGTATCATCAATGGCGTAGTAAGAAAATTTATTGCTGAAGATAAAGAAGGCAATGAAATTTACACAGTCGCAGGTTCATTTAAAATCGATCACGATGGTAATGTTACAAGATGGACTGGACTTCCGAGAAGGTTTCAAAAAGAAGCAAGTGAATTGGCTAAATCTGTGAATGGTGACTAGTATGTTATTTGACACAAGACATACAGTCCCATCAGATATTGCTAAAGATATTTGGATTGAGAAACTTAATAAAATTGATAAGGTTTTCGATTCTATTCAATCAAGCAATCACCAAAGTGGTTGGGCATTAGATTATTGGACAGGAGTAAGACGAAAACTACTAGAACAGTTAAGGATAATAGATGCAGAAGGAAAAAATTAAAAAAATTAATTGGAAAAAAGTTAAAATTACTTTTTATAAAGTGTTAGCAAGTGTTGTAATTATAACATCTGCTTTTGGTTTTGGAACTTTCAAACCTAATCATTTTGTAGTAGAAAAGATTGAGACTAGAGTTGAAGTTAAACTTATTAAACAAGCAATAGATCTAGGATTACATACTCCTAATTTTGTGTACAGTGACGATGAAACTTTTATTGCCGCAGTCAATAAGTGTGTGGCATATCTAAACTATACCACAGATCCTGCACAACGTATTCCAACTGCAATTATTATTGCCATGGCAGGTATTGAATCTGCTTGGGGGAATAGTAGATTCGCAACAGAAGGTAATGCACTTTTTGGAGTAAGAACTTGGAGTTTGGATAAAGTTCCTCATATGAAAGCAAAAGGTAATCCAAATGCAAGTTGGGGTGTAAAGAAATATGAAAATAAGTGCGATAGTATTAAAGATATGATTGCTATTATCAACAGACATCCAGCATATAAAGAATTTAGAATAGAACGTGATAGACAAAGACTTGACAATAACAAAATATGGAATTATAATAAACTTATGCCTTTATTAAGTGCATGGAGCACTAACGAAAAATATGCAAATATAATCTTAAGAACTATTAAGGAGAGAAATCTATAATGACAATGCATCTAGCACGTGGGTTGACAACACTTAATCTATCCAAAAAGAAAAAGAAAGTTAAAGTGACCAAAGGTAAAATTGAACGTTGGACAGAACAGTGTCGCAAACATAACAAAGAGATGAAACGTCTCGGACTACCCGATCATATGATGACAGTAGATGATTATATAGATTATATACACGGCAGACACAAATCCAAAACACAACCAAGGGCAGTGCAAACACCTTGGCACCAAACAGGTAATGAATTTAAAAGAACAACTGAACACATTCCAAGTGGAGTCAGTAAACACAGTTTTCAACCTGCTCTTAAAAAAGAGCCACTGCAATACACAGGTGAACGTAAATTGGTAGGAATCGCTACAATGCACAAATCCAATATGGTTCCAATCTTTGCAGATGATGACGATAAGACAGGTAGAAATGCGGCAACAGAGATTGCCAAAATGAGAAGGAATTGATATCTTTATGGTTGACAAAACCGGTAATGATGTTAATATAACAATATAGGCTTAAAAAGGAGGCTAATGATGAAAGGCGTAAAAAATGCATTGATGGTAAGTGTACTTGCAGTCACACTAGGTGCTTGTAGTACAATGACTACCGTTGCAGAAAGAGACACTTATGCTGAACCTAATTGGTATGCAAAGTGTAAACAAATTGGAAACGAAGGTGGTTTTCTTTTCTGGTTTGGTACTGATTATGTTTATGCTTGTGGTAAAGGTGTAAGCACATTTGACCAAGCGGCTGTGGCTCAAGCAAAGACTTTCGCACTTAAAGGTGTTGCAGAAAGAATCCACAGTAACATAAAAGCATCTACAAAAGTAGACATCAAAGACGAAACTAAAGTAAGTAGAACTACTGTAGAACATATTGTAAACAAAACAGTTGTAAGACAGCAGTTAGAAGATGAAAAGTACACATACAAGTATGGCGGAAAGTTTCATACTTTTATGAGACTTAAGATCGAAAAAGAAGTCTTTGAAACTTTGATCAACGAAGCAAAAGCGGTACAGTAACATGAGAGTTCTTTTGTTACTGTCCGTAATCGTTGGTTTGAATGCTTGTTCTAGTGTAAAGCAACCTGACTTAGACATTATGTCTAGCAAGAAACAATATTGTCACACAGAGCAGGTTGTAGTACACGATAAAGAAAAAGGTAAATCAGACGAAGTAGCAAGTAGAACTGTATTGACTTGTAGTGATCAAACTGATCCTATGGAAAATAAGTTAGTCAAAATGGGTGTTGCTGATAGGTGTGGTTATTTTCATGATACAATTAACATAGGAGGACAAAGTGTTTGGTATAAACAAATGGCGTGTTTCGTCGGTGACCAAGCAACAGGCCGTTGGGTTCTTATTGAAAACCCTACTTGGTAGTTGTTTTATATTTCTTATAGGTTGCAGTAGCAATCCAAGTCCTGTCAATAAAAATATTATCGTGCATAGCAATCACAAACATATTGACAGCACATATATGATGGCGTGGAAAATATTCGAAGACATGAAATGGAATCTGCCTTATAATTCAACTAGGTTGCATAACCAAAGTGTTGTGATGGCAGTAAAACGTGCTCAGAACGGTCAAATGGTAGAATGGTTTGACGAAAAGAACGGGGCAATGGGTTATACAAAAATTTTAATTACACATCCAATAAGTGGTGGATATTGCAGACAAGCAGAAACTAAAGTTCAGTTTAACGGAAACAAACGAACTTGGATTTACAAGGCTTGTACTATTGACGAAGGAGCATCGTTCAATATTGAAATCACTGGATAAAATTTTAATTGACTTTTACTCATAAACCGTATATATTTTAATCAAACAAATAGAGGTTAAATATACATATGATTTTAGGAATTATTACTTTATTATCCGCACTAACAATATCAGCGGTTGCGATATATTACAGTGTGGCAGGATTGGCGGCAATTTTTGCGGCCGCAGTGGTTCCCATTATAATAATGGGTGTCGCACTAGAAGTAGGTAAATTAGTTACCGCAGTATGGCTTCACAAACATTGGAGTCGTGCAGTATGGTGGTTAAAAACCTATCTAAGTATTGCAGTAGTAGTACTAATGTTTATTACGTCAATGGGTATATTTGGTTACCTATCTAAAGCACATATTGAACAAACAAGTTTATCACAAGAACAAGTAGCATTAATTGGTACCCTTGAAGACAAGGAAAGTAGATCAACGTTCAAAATAGATCGTTGGACAGAAGAAATGAGCAAACTCATGAAAGGTGAGGATGTTCGGGTAGATAATTTAATTGCTAATGAGCAAGAAGAACTTGATAAAATTAATGCTCTTATCAAACAAGAAAAAGACGATGTAAGAGTTGATTTTGACAAGCAAATACAACTACAAAACGATAGATTAAAACAAGCCGCAGAACGTAAAGAAGCAGACATTAATGCCGCGGCTGAGAGATTTAAAAATAGTTTAGGCGGTGGAGCAAAATACGACAAAGCAGTTGAAGTTGCAAAAGCAAACGAATTATCTGTTGCTTCGGCGGCACAAAAAGAAATACAACGTATTAATGGTTTGCTAAACGATGCACTTGCTAAAGTTGAAGAAAAGTATGCAGATCAAATTAAAAATATACAAACTAGAATTACAGATCTACGTAATCAAGCAAACAATAAAACAGTTGATATAGAATCTAGAGTTAAAGAACTTGAAGGGTTTATTGATAGTGAACAACTTATTATTGATCAAGTCAGAGAACAAAAGTTTGAATACGAAAAAGAATACCGTAAATTAGAAGCAGAAGTAGGCCCAATCAAATACATAGCAGAATTTATTTACGGAGATCAAGCAGATCAAAACTTATTAGAGGCCGCAGTGCGATGGGTAATAATTGTTATTATCTTTGTGTTTGACCCACTTGCGGTGCTACTGCTTATTGCTTCGCAGTATACTTTCCAATGGGCAAGAGGCAAAGAAGGCGGTAGTTTGCCGGGAAAGCCAGATCCTGATCCAGAAGATCCTAACGACCCGGACGAACCTCCATACACAGAAGAAGAGTGGAACGAAGCACACAGACATAATCAAGAATTTGATGGAGCAAAAAAAATTGCTACAAACGTTCCACCAACAATATCCGAATATGAAAGAAGCATTAATGTTGAAGACGAAGAGCAAAAATTTGAAAAGTCACAACATAGTAGTCAATTGCTAATGTTCAATGATATAGATCCTTTACCAATGAAGGATAGAGAATTTTTTGGTGAAGATGAAGAAGTTGCACTACCTCATCCAGATCAGCAATCACTAGACTTTGATGAGAAACGTGAAGATGAAACTGAAGAAGAATATCTTAAACGTGTATGGAAAAAAGAACATCCACAATCTACAATTGAACATCAAAAAAGATTACTTCAAGAAGGTAACATAGAAAGTTTACCTTGGGAAAAGGTTTCTGAAACTATTGAAGATATGAAGTCTGAAGGTGAATGGCCCAAAGGTGAAGAAGAAGATGACTTGGATAAATGGAACGAATGGGTAGAGGCCGCAAACAAACAAGCAGAACAAAATCCAGAAAAAGGCAAATACACAGAAGTAATTGAACCACAAGGATTCGTTCAGAACGAAGAACAACATCAAGGCGAATGGAATAAAATACAAAAAGCAAGGCGGTTAAAAGAATTGGAAATTACAGAAAAAGAATATAGACAAAGAGCCGGGGAGAAACAAAAAGAGGAAAAAAGTGTCGCAAAAAATTAATTTAATTTCACCACCGGACAAACTACACAATAACAATTTTACCTTTAATCTTGTTAACACCACTCCAAAAGAACAAGAAGAAGTATCTATGTTTCTAGCAAAGAATGGTCGTAGTGAGGAAATAAATGTTTACGTCTATAACAACGAAGCAAATCCTACATGGTTGCTAGATATTGTAGATGGCAAAAATAATACGTATATTAATCTTGACAACACCGGTGATATTAGTGTAAAATATACTAGTTATATGTTAAGTAAAGGAAATGTTTATTACTCTACAAGCGATAAGAATAGCGAAGAAATTTACGGAATAATAAACAAAAATCTTGTAACAGACGTGGCAACATTTTTAGGTAAGATATATGCAGAAAGATAAAAAGAATTGGACTTGCGACTTTTGTGGTAAGAAAAGAGACGAAGTACATAAATTAATTGTTGGGTCAGATGCTTCTATTTGTAATGAGTGTGTAAGTCTTTGCACAAACATTTTAAGTGAAGAAAAACTAGCAAAAATTAAAAAAGAAAAAGGATTTGATCTTAAGAGACTTAATCCTGAGATAATCAAAAAAACATTAGACGAACACGTAATTGGTCAAGAACAAGCAAAGATCAGTTTAAGTGTTGCAGTAAGTCAACATTATAAAAAACTTTATAATCCTAGTAAAGATTTAAAATTAGATAAAACAAATGTTATGTTAATGGGTCCTACTGGTTCTGGTAAAACATTACTTGCCCAAACTATTGCAGACTATCTAAATGTTCCGTTTGCAATTTGTGATGCAACTACATTGACTGAAGCAGGTTATGTTGGTGATGATGTTGAAAGTATTATTACAAGACTGATGAATGAAGCAGAAGGTGATGTAGAACAAGCAGAACGTGGTATTGTTTTTATAGACGAAGTAGATAAAATTACTAAGAAAGCACAGAATGTTTCAATTACTAGAGATGTAAGCGGTGAAGGTGTACAACAAGGATTACTAAAAATTGTTGAAGGTACTAAAGTTCGTATTGCCGCAAGTGGTATGAAAAGAAAGAATCCACAAGCAGAAATGGTTGAAATAGATACATCAAATATATTGTTTATAGTTGGTGGTGCATTTATTGGATTAGAAAAAATTGTAGAAGATAGACTTAATAAAGGTGGAATGGGTTTTGGTGTTGATATTAAAGATGCTGAAAAGGAACAAGACCTAAGTGAAGTACAACCAGAGGACTTAATTAAGTTTGGTTTCATTCCTGAATTTATTGGTCGTTTTGGCTTAATTAGTCACGTTAAGGAGTTGACAGAAAGTCAATTAGTTAGTATAATGAAAGAACCAAAGAACGCAATAGTTAAACAATATCAATATTTGTTTAAACTTGATGGTGTTGATTTGGAATTGACAAACGATGCAATGAATAGTATAGCCGGAAAAGCAAAAGCATTAAAGACAAATGCTAGAGGATTAAAAAGCATTATGGAAGACATATTACTACAATGGCAATACAAATCAACCTCGTTGGTTAAAAAAGGGTTGACAGGCATAACAATCAATAAGGATTGTGTTGAGGAACCTGATAAGGCACTATTATTATATAAGAAGGAAGAGAATGGCAAAAAGGACTAAAATAAGCACAATGGCAAACGTCAGAGATGGCGAATACGGATTATCAGTAAAGGTACGTGGAGACAGTCCACAGGACTTTATGAAGGCTTTAAGAAAGTTCAAACGTAAGGTTGCTGACAGTGGATTGCTTAAAGAAATCAAGGATAAGCAATACTATCAAAAACCATCTGATAAAAGACGTGAGAAAAAGAAGGCCGCAAGAATTAGGCAGTTAAAAGCATTGGCACAACAGAAAAAAGATCTAGGGTATTAAAATGTCAACACACGCAATGGTTGACCTAGAAACGTTAGGCACAAAACCAAATTGTGTAATACTAACACTAGGTGCAATTAAATTTAATCCACAATCAGACGAAGAACCTAAAGACGGCATCTATCAAAAATTTGATGTCGACGAACAAGTTGCTCTAGGTAGATCACAGGACGATAGCACACTCGAGTGGTGGGCAAAGCAACCTAAGAATATTCAAGATGAAGCATTTACAGATGAAGGTAGAATATCACCTTTACAAGCAACAAAAGAACTAAACAAGTTTCTTGTTGGTGTTGACGTAGTATGGGCACAAGGACCTGCTTTTGATATTGTAATTTTAGAAAACTTATATCAGCAACTTGGTTTGCCGTTGCCTTGGAACTTCTGGCAAATCAGAGACAGCAGAACTTTGTTTAGTTTACTTGACAAAGATCCACGTAAAGCAATTCAACAAGAAGCACACAATGCCTTAGCAGACTGTTATTTTCAAGCAAAGTGTGTACAACAGGCATATAAGAGAATTGGAGTGCCTGCGTGAGAACAGATTATTTTGCCACACCAGTATACAAGTTTGACATTGTATATGACAACGATAAATTAGAAAACTGGATTCGTGGTATAAACAAAAATGTATCAAAGAACATACATGGTGGTTTTCAAAGTTTTGAAAAAGAAACTATGGAATACCAATTACCTTATAATTTTGCAGACTTAGAAAGTATGTTACAAGAAAAAATTAATATTGTTACAAAAGATTTAGATATAGGTGATTGTAGACTGCAAAACTATTGGGGTAATGTAAATCCTCAAGGCAGTTGTAATGATACACACAATCACCCTAATGCATTGTTAGTAGCAAATTATTATGTTAGTGCTCCTGGTAGTGATATGGGAGATCTAATTGTGCATAGAGATGATGAAGCACAATACTATGTTTCACAGATTGCAAAAAGAAATAATATTACAGAAAGACAAATTAATATTACACCCTACACAGGTTTGTTTGTTGTGTTTCCTGGTTGGGTAAAGCATTCAGTAAACACAAACTTAAACAGTAAAGATAGAATATCAATCTCGCTCAACTACGGAAGGATTAAAAATGAGAATTGACCAAGACATGAAACTAGATTTTAAAGACGTACTATTCAAACCTAAAAGGTCTAAACTTGAAAGTCGTAGAGATGTTGATATGCATAGAACATTTAAGTTTCATAACAGTGGTAAAGAGTGGACTGGCATTCCTATTATGGCAAGTAATATGGACGGGGTTGGTACATTTGAAATTGCAAAAGTTTTGCAACAACATAAGATGTTGACTGTGTTAAGAAAACATTACACACAGGAAGATTGGAAAGAAGCAGTAGGCTCAGGACTTAAATTAAAATATGTTTCAGTATGCACAGGAACAGGTGTAATATGGGATCCAGATGCTCCTGACTATGCTACAATGAAAGCAGTATTACAGAACTATCCTGATATTCCTTTTATCACAGTAGATGTAGCAAATGCCTACCATGAAAACTTTGGAGAGTTTATTGCAAGGCTTAGAGATGAATATCCTGAGAAAACTATTATAGCAGGTAATGTCATTACTGCTGAAATGACAGAAGAACTAATTATTAGAGGTGCTGACATTGTTAAGTGTGGCATTGGTCCTGGCTCTGTGTGTACTACACGATTAATGACAGGCGTAGGAGTTCCACAACTTTCAGGTATTATTGAATGTGCAGATGCGGCCAACGGTATCGGTGGACACATAATTGCAGATGGCGGTTGTGTATACCCCGGTGATGTAGCAAAGGCTCTTGGAGCAGGTGCACATTTTGTTATGCTTGGTGGTATGTTAGCAGGACACAAAGAAGGTGGTGGTAATGTTATTACAAAACACACTGCTACTGGTGGTGCTCACAAACTAGATAATGGCACTTATATTCCACATTTTGAAGAAAAACAGTTTGTACAGTTTTATGGAATGAGTTCAGATGCCGCAATGGAAAAGCATGGTAGCAGAAAAGATGGTTACAGAGGTGCTGAAGGCAAACTTGTTTCTATTCCTTACAAAGGAGAAGTAGAACGTACACTGACTGAAATCCTTGGAGGAGTAAGAAGTGCTTGTACGTATATAGGTGCTAAAAGGATTAAGGATATGCCTAAGTGCACCACTTTTACACGATGCACTCAGCAAGTTAATACTGTATTCGGAAACGTTTAATTATTTTAACCAAGCAATTTTTTCGCCGGCTTTAACTCTACGTTCTTGTTCAGCAACTGAACCAGGGAATCTCCATGCCCATATGGCTACCAATGCCATAAAGCCTCCACTCCACATTACTGCTTTAATATTCTCAGTTGTGAACCAAAGAAAGATGAGTGACGAAGCCATCACTGCAATCATTAGGTATTTTCCTTTAGTAGGAAATACTTTCTTTTGTACCCAATTGGTTAAGAATGGGCCAAAGTATTTGTGATTGTATAACCAATCGTGCATTCTCTTAGAACTCTTTGCAAAACAATATGCCGCAAAAACTAAGAAGATAGAAAAAGGAATTCCCGGAACAACAACACCAACGTATGCCATACCCAAGGACACAAAGCCTAATCCCATCCATATATATTTTTTTATTTTATTCATTTTATCTCATTCCATTTTAAAACTAGTTTTAACTTATCAACCAAATCGTCCATCATAGCATCTGAATGATTTGGTGTTGGAGTAAAACGTAGTCTTTCTGTACCTACTGCAACAGTAGGATAGTTAATAGGTTGTACATATATGCCATGTTTGTACAACAGGTCATCGGAGATATTTTTACATTTTTTGGCATCTCCAATTATTAAAGGAACAATATGAGTAGGGTTATCCATTAATGGAAATCCTGCATCTTTAAATTTAGACTTAAGAGTATTTGCTCTTTCCATAATGGAATCTCTCAAATCTGGATGTTCCTTGACATATCTTACACTAGCCAAAGCACCAGCACATAATACTGGACTCAAACTAGTTGTAAAAATAAAAGCAGGTGCTAGTGACCTAATACCGTCTATAAAAGGCGTCTTAGACGCAATATAACCGCCCTGTACGCCGAATGCTTTCGCTAGGGTGCCGTTTACTATGTCTATGTCCTCAACCCCCTTTAAATCGCAAATTCCACCGCCTTTTTCACCATACAAGCCTACCGCATGGACTTCATCCAAAAAGGTTAATGCTTTGTATTTTTTGGCTAATTTTACAATTTCTTTTATTGGACTGATATCTCCGTCCATTGAATATACACTTTCAAAAACAATCATTTTGGGTCCTTTGATTGTCTTTAGATGCTTTTCAAGATCTTTTAAATCATTGTGTTTCCAAATTACTTTGTTTGCTTTTGAATGTCTTATGCCCTGTATGATCGAACTATGATTTTCACTATCACTAATATAAGTTATATCTGGAATGAATCGTGGAATAGTTTCTAATGTAGTTTCGTTGGCATTAAAGGCACTAGTGAATAGTAGTGCCGATTCTTTGTTATGTAATTTTGCTAATTCATGTTCAAGTGCTACATGATAATGAGTAGTACCAGATATATTTCTAGTTCCACCCGAACCTGCTCCTGATTGTTCTAGTGCAGTTTTCATTGCATCTATAACAAACTGATGCTGTCCCATACCTAAGTAATCGTTAGAACACCAATTTACAATTTTTTTGATTGCGTACTTTGAATACCATATTGCATTTGGAAATTCGCCGCACTCTCGCAAAATATCGTTGAATACTCTATATTTGCCGTCGGCTTTAAGGCCATTTAACACCTCTTCAAATTTATCTAAATGTTCCATTATTATTCCAAATTATATACGCACATAATATTTAGTGATAATTTGGCAAAAAAATTACTATCTGACTCTTGTAATTTTAAAAAAAAGTATTATATTATTAGTATGCAACAATTAAGTTGTATAAATACAAGTGTAAGATGCTTGATAGGTCTTACATTAATAACTTGCTTAATAAGGAGGACAAGAAAATGACAAACAAATCCCTATCAATTTTTAATCAACTTAGACCTGTAACAGTAGGATTCGACCCTATCTTTGATAGATTCGAAAGAATGTTTGAAGATGATTTCTTCAACGCACCTACTTTTAACAGTAACTATCCACCATACAATATTGTAAAGACAGGTGACTATACCTACAATATTGAATTGGCACTTGCTGGTTTTGGCAAAAAGGATATTGATGTAACATACGAAAATAGTATGGTAACAGTCAAATCAATCCAAGAAGCCAAATCAGAGGACAAAGAAACTGACGGTGTATTACACAGAGGTATTTCTAAAAGACAATTTACAAAGTCTTTTTCAATTGCTGATGATGTAGAAGTTAAAGGTGCTGAGTTGAAAGATGGATTGCTTTCGATCTCTCTGGAAAGAATTATTCCAGAAAGTAAAAAGGCAAGATCTATCGAAGTAAAGTAAGCAAAAAGATTGTTGGGGGAAATTGGACGTTTCCCCCACAATTAACTGTTGCTTTATTTTAACTTATATGCTATATTAAATATACTAATAGGAAGGTACAATATGACAAATCCATCAACTGCAACTGTAGAAAAAGAAGCAGTAATAGACAGTATTAAAGAACCAGGTCTTTACAAGGTAGTATTTTGTAATGATAACTTAACTCCAATGGATTTTGTTGTCCAAGTTCTTCAAGATGTGTTTAGACACAGCAAAACAAAAGCAGAAGCAATTATGCTAGAAATACACAACAAGGGCGAAGGAGTCGCTGGTATATTTGTGTATGAGATAGCGGAACAGAAGGGTGTAGAAACTACTGTGGCCGCTCGTGAACAAGGTTATCCGCTCGCAATTAAAGTCGAACCTGTCTAAGTCTTTTAAATAGTAGTATGACTACTTTGAAAGAACTTACATGGGAACATCATAAAAACGCAGAACGTCAGGATTTTGTTAAAGTCCTAATGGGAGGATCCATAGATCCTAAACTGTATGCTACATTTTTATTCAATCAACACCCGTGTTACAATTTATTAGAAACTATGGCTATGGGCCATGGATTGCTCAACGACATTCAAGAAATAAGAAGAGCACCACAAATTCACACAGATTTTTTAGAATTATGGAAGGACGAAAAAGAACTTCCAAAATTGCTTGATAGCACTAACAAATACATATATCATTTAAGAACTATTATGGATGATCCACACAAATTGATGGCACATATCTACGTCAGACACATGGGTGATCTAAGCGGTGGACAAATGATTAAAAAGAAAGTTCCAGGCAAAGGAACTATGTATGACTTTGAAGGTGACATACCTGCTATCAAAGATAAGATTAGAACTAAAATAGACAACACCATGGCGGAAGAAGCAAAACTTGTTTTTGATTTTGCCACTAATACATTTAAAGAATTAATGGAGATATAATGAGTATTATTTGGGACAAACTGATTTCATGCAAAGATGAAATAATTGATATATTCGATGAGCACTGTGGAGAGATAGAAGAGCCTGGCATGAGCCAGTTTAATCAACCAGACAATGGTTGGATCAATAGAGTATGGGCAAACGCAGATGTGCGTAGGGCACACATTGATGTTGTTGATGTTAGAGAAACAAAAGGTCTTTGGATGATGCACGTCTGTTGTTTTCCTGTTCTTACAAACGATGCACCAATATATGGCTTTGATGTTATTGCAGGCAAAAATAAAATGACAGGTGCTTTTCATGATTTCTCACCAAGTGCTGGCGGAGAAGATCATCCTATGGTAGAATGGTATGTAGATGCAGTTAAAGATTTTATTCCAACCAAACAACGTAAATTACCCGAGTGGGCAACAAACATTTTCACAGAAAGCATGATTGCCGCAGGTAACGTAAGCACAGACGAAGAAGCAACTGCTATTGTGGATCTTGCACTTAACAATCTACGTGTATGGTTTGAAAGTGTAGGTGAATACACAGGCAACAGCACAGTTGATTTTACAGCAGGATGCCAGAACTGGTACTGCCATAATCAGCAACAGAATCCACATACACCACGTGTAATGAAATCTCTAGGTTTAAAAGAAGCAGATGTAGACCTATTCTGCACCGACGCACTGTTTCCTAAAATAAAATAAATAACTGTGTTATGAGAGCACTAGAATTCACAAGATTAATCGAAGAGCCAGTTACTCAGCAAGATCTTGACAGAGTCCAAAGCGGAAAGCCTGTTGATCCTGAGTTAGAAAAAGCACTAGCAGATCTACAGCCTAAAGCAGAACAAGATCCTAGTGTGTTTGCTAAAGCCAAAGAAATTGTTGCAAAATATCTAAAGCAACTACAACAGGTTGCTAAAACAGAATCAGCAGAAGTATTAGAAGATAATCCAACACCTGTGGTACAAGGTGGTATAAGAAGTATCAGTTCTGAAATTACTCAACAGTATGATAGATTCGAAGCGATTGTTAACCAAAGAATCTTGGATCTAGGTTTAGATATGCAGGATGATAAGGTTAAAACTATTAGAGACATGATGTTGAGAGACATTAGAGATCTAAGTGCAAGACGTGTTGAAAAAGGTCGTGACGAAGGACGTGAAGAAGCAAGAAAAGAATCACAAAAAGCAATTCAGACACTTAACAGCGAAATGAAAATACTTGCAAAAAAAGTAGCAAACTACATTGATCCTGATGATGGAGTAAAATACAACAGCAAAGAAAAGAAGAAACAAGCAAATGCTTTAAAAGCCTTAGAAGGTTTGAAAAGTGGTTTGTTGGCTTTGTTCTTTAATAAAGTTTATTTGGAAGGGCAATTAACTGAAGAACAGGTAATCAATTTTGTTAAGGATTGTGTTGCTGGCAATGTTCTTAATATGCCTAGATTAATTAAAGCAAAACAAGGTGTAATTGATGATTATGTAGTTAAGCACAAAGATGTTTATGATGTAGTTGTACAAGACCTAATTAACTTCAAAGGTGAAGCAGGAACAGGTGGTGCATTAGGACCAGCAGAAATTTTATTAAGTGCAATTGGTTCACCTGTATCAACAGGCACAGGCGGAGTCAAAGGAGACCTTGCTGTAAAAATGGACGGAACTACTGTTGGAGTTGAGGTGAAGGCCGGTTCACAAGCAAAAACCAGTGGTGCTAGATTAAATGGCACAGCGATTCAAGACGGCAAAGGTGCGTTAGCAAATTTCAAAAAACTTTATGCTGACCTAGGAATTACCGTAGAAGATCTTGATAAAGGATCATATACAATAAGTGAACAAAAACTAAAAATACTTAATGAAAAGTTAGCAACATTTGATAATGAAAAATTAAATCAATATGTTGTTGGAGTATTAAAAGCATTGGTAACAAATTATGACGAAGTTTACGAAGAAAAATCAAATGAAATAAAACAAAAAATAGATGCTTCTATACAACCTGGCACAGAAGGTGGACCTATTATTTTTACTGAATTTAGAAATCTTATTACATACGTACAATTAATAAGTTATAATCTTACCGACGGTGTTGCAACTATCATGACTGTGGATACAGGAAAGAGATCATTTACAGTTACAAATTCGCCTGAAGAATTTATTGATCAAATTGGAAAAGGACACGTTCAAGCGGCATCATTATCCATTACAGCCGACCCACAAACGGCTAGTTTTCATTGGCGCAGTGCATAATTTTTCTTGACTTATCCCCTATAATCATTATATACTTAAATACTGCTGGACAGCACCAGATTTGGAGATATAATGAACAAAACAGAACACACAACTAAAGACGGTGATTCAATAGTCATATTTGATGACCTGTTTGACTATTCAAACAGAATGCTTTGGATGACCACTTTGTATAACAGTAATTTACAGTTTGGCATATCATATGACAGTCAAGTATCAGATCAAACAAGTGTAAGTGGTTTAGGTACCCATTGGCGACACACTGACTGGGATAACTTTGGTCTTGGCAGACACAAGAACTGGATGGAAGTACAAAAAGTATTAGAAGGTAGACAGTTCCAAAGAGCATGGCTTAATGTTTCTACAGGTAAAGAAATGTATAGATGGCACGCCGATCATAATCTCAACGAAGCAAAAAGTATTTTATATTACCCAAATCTTAAATGGAATTCTGAATGGGATGGACAAACTGTGTTTAAAGATAGAGATGCAAAAAACTACGAGTATTGTGTAGATTATGTCCCGGGAAGAGTAGTGGTATTTGATAGCATTATACCACACAAAGCAGTTCATGGCAATCACGAAGCACCTTGCCATAGAATGATAATCAACGCAGTGTTTTGGTCAGATAACACTGACTTACCATTAGAGTTTTAAGGAGGAACAAATGGCAAAAGAGTACAACAGAGACAATATGATTGAAGCAATCAAAGAACACGCCAGAGGACACATTGCCAAACACGCAATGAACGTGGAAGTGTATTTGAAAAGTTCAGCAGGAGTTGGAGAGCATCCAGACATTTTGGAAGCAATCGAAAAAGAACTTAAAATTATTGCTGAATACCACGATCAATTGGAAGTATTAGACAAATATTTCTAGTTGACAATTGGAGCAGATATGTTATACTACACTTATCTGCTCGTAGTTCAGTTGGATAGAACATCAGTTTGCGGAACTGGAGGTCGGAGGTTCGAATCCTCCCGAGCAGGCCAGAAAGTGAAAAAATGACAGAATTTAGAAATGGTATACTAAACACACTGAGAAACTTAATGTCAAAGGGTTCTTTGACTCTTGCTATCATTTACACACTAGGTCATATCTGTATCGCAATGGCGGTGGTCTATACACTTACAGGATCTAGTATATGGGAAGCAGGATTAGTTGCTTTAGTTGAACCCACAATAAATGGTGTTTGGTTTTACATCTTACACAAGACTTGGTCCTATTTTAGGAAATAAGGAGATTTAATTGCAGATTTTATGGCATTTATTACTGACCGTGTGTTCTGGGTCTAGTTGTTTAGAACAAGATATACAGTGGTTTGAAAACAAGCAGTCTTGCGAAATTATACGAACACAGTATATTGAAATACCAACAGATGGTGATTGGGATACTGTTAATTACGTGTGTAAACCTATTAATTCAGTAGGCACTTGATCCGTCGGACACCATAACTTTATAATCCTTATATTTGGCTAAATAATTGCAAATAGAGGATTTCAAATGGCAGACAATTATATTACCAATTACAACGGGTCTATAAGTGCTTTATCGCAGAACCTAGACGTTAACGGACAGAATATACAAGGTGCTGAAGTAAGCATTAGAACCAACGCCAGTAATGGTGATATTATAATTCAGCCTAACGGAACTGGTGATGTTATTATCAACGGTTTTAAGTTTCCTAGAACAGATGGCAATCAGTTTGAATTTTTACAAACAGATGGCAGTGGTAACCTAGCATTTAATAGAACACCAGTAGGTGGTGGTGGTAGTGGAAGTGGCAATTACTACTGGCAAATAGCCGCAGATGATTCCACAGCAATACCTGTGTTGAGCGATAACATTATTAAATTTATAGGTGGAGATGGTATTACAACTGCTACAGATCAAGATGGTAATTTAACACTCAATCAAGCACCGCAGAATTTTTCCGTTACAGGTGAAGCATCAGCATCAGCAGTATCATACAATGGTACAGGTGCAGTAGCATTAAACGTAACACTGGATCATAATGCACTTGATGATCAATACCTTAGACTAGATGGCACAACACAACCAGCCGGAGCAATTAATTTTAATTCACAAAATATTACAAACGGTGGAACATTTACAGCCTCTAGTTTTGTAGGAGCACTTACAGGTAATGTACAAGGTGATGTTACAGGTGATGTCACTGGCAATGTAAGTGGTACAGCCGGTGCAGTTGATTTTCCTAATGTCACAAACAAGCCTACCACAGTTGCAGGCTATGGAATTACAGATGCACTTGCACTATCCAGTCTAAGTGTAGGAGCAGATGCTTCTGCAAGTGGCAGTGGTGGAATAGCATTTAATGACTCAAGCGGAGTGTTCACTTATACTCCACCTGATTTATCAAGTTATCTTACTGCTGAATCAGATACTTTGGATTTGGTTACAGACAGAGGTGCAACAACCACTAACAACATAACAGTTGGAAGTGTTACAACAACTGGAACAAATACACTTGTTGGTACTGAAATTAAAATTGTTGGTAATAAAATCGAAACTATTAATTCAAATTCCAACATAAATTTAGAACCTGCAGGCACTGGTGTTGTAGAAATTACAAGCGGTGTTACTGTTCCTGACACAAAAACTGTTGTATTTGGTAATGGTAATTCAATAGCAAGTAATGGTACTGGTGTACTTGAAACATCCACAACAACAAATAGAATTAAAGCAGATACATTTGAAGTTAAGAACAGTGCAAATGATGAAACACTATTAACGGCGGCAAACGCAGGTCCTGTTACACTGTATTATGATAACAGTTCTAAACTTAACACAACTAACACTGGGGTAAACATTGGTGGTGGAATCACAGTGCAAAATGATGTTGAAGCAACAGGAAATTTAGGTAGTGCAAATCTTACAAGTGGCAGAGTTACTTTTGCAACCACAGGAGGAGTACTTACTGATAATGCTAAACTTACATTTAATGGAGCAACACTAGATATCAATGGCTCTGTAGATGCAACTGTATTTTTGACAGAAGGTCTTAGAATTACTCAAAATGATATTTCAAGCACACGATCAAACGAACCTTTAACTATTGCGGCAAATGGTACAGGTAATGTGCAAATTGATGATCCTACAATAATTGGTGCTACACTACAGACAACTGTAGGAGGTGATGGCGGAGGTAGTGGACTACCTGCAACGCCTGTAACATATTTAAGAATTAGTATTAACGGAACAGAATACAAAATTCCGCTATACAACACGTAAGGATAGAACATGACAGACTTTATACAAAATGTAAATTTAAGTTGGGATAGCACAGATACAAGTCCTGTTCTTGCAGGTGACTTAGATGTCAATGGTAATAATATTGTAAGCATTAACAACGGTGATATAAATTTAGTTCCAGATGGCAGTGGCAGAATAATTTTAGACACTGTAAAAGTTGAAGGTAATACTTTAAGTACAGTCAACGGACAAGCATTAAACTTTAATGACAATGTTACATTTGCAGGCGACGTAACTGTAACTGGTGCTTTTGAAGCCACAACATCAGGTACTCCTACTTTAGAAAGTGTTGGAGATATTAACATAGAACCAGCAGGAAAATTAGTAGTGGATGCACCTATAGTTTTAAAAAGTTATACAGTAGCACAACTTCAAGTGCTAGGTTCAACAGCAGGTGCAATAGCATACGCAACAGATGAAAGTGGAGGTGCTCAGCCTTGTTTCTTTGATGGAACAAACTGGCGTAGATTTACTGATAGAGTTGTAATTTCCTAGGAGATAAAATGTCTGAAAAACAATATCAGGTAGCAGTTGAACAAGACCACGTAGCAGATGTAGATGCTGAATTAAGAAGAAGCAGTGGCAGTAGCACTATTCCAAACAGAAGTGTAGATGTTGCAGATGCGAGAACAAACAGCAAAAGAATTACTCACTATGCCCTTACTGCCGAAGAAGCAGAAAAACTAAGACAAGATCCTAGAGTAAAAGGCGTTGAACTTACCAAAGAAGAACGCGAGGCTGTGCCTTTGGAACAGCGTGGTGACCAGAGAGATACTAATATATTTGACACACTTGATTATGATTTAGGTCAAGGTGACTTTGATAAAACTGTAGACAGTGGCACAGATTTGAATTGGGGATTTATGCGTCACACTCGCAGACTTGATCCTTGGAATGGAGCAGGTGGTACTGTAACTACAAACCACAGAAGTGCAATAGATGGCACAGGTGTTGATATTGTAATATCAGATGACGGCAGTGAAACTGGACATCCTGAATGGCTATCAGAAGATGGTAGCACATCAAGATTTCAACAGATAGATTGGTATGCAGGTGCAGGCGTTTCAGGAACAATGCCCACTAATTTCTATGACGTAACATCAGGTCATGGTGCTCACGTAATGGGAACAGCAGGTGGACTATACCACGGTTGGGCCAAAGGTGCTCATCTTTACAGTATGAAAACTTTAGACAGTGGTGCAATTAGTCCTAGTGCAAGTACTAGTTCTTTTGATCTAATTAGATTATGGCATAAAAATAAACCAGTAGATCCTGAAACAGGATTTAAAAGACCAACAGTAGTAAATGCAAGTTGGGGTAGTTTGTTTGGTATGGGTCAATCTAGCAATACATGGAATCTTAATTATAGAGGAACAAATTACACTAATCAAACTGTTGGTGGCAACATATATGGCTTTGTGGGAAGATATAGATCAGACTTTGGTCAATTTGTTCATCCTTACAGCAATCCTATATACGAAACTGAAATCGAAGATATGCAAGATGAAGGAGTACATTTTGTTACTTCTGCAGGAAACTATCAGAGTTATATAGCCGCCGTAGGAGATCAAGATTACAATAACCAAACAACTTCACCTTTTTCATACTTTTATCATAGAGGTGGATTGGGTGGCACTTTATCTAATGCAATCACAGTTGGAAACATTAACAACAACAACGGTGGCGGAGGTGCAAGTTCTACTGAAGAAACAAAAGCAGACAGTTCTGAATGTGGTCCAGGAGTTACTATATGGGCGGCCGGTACTAGTATTATTAGTGCAGGATTTCAAGAAGCATCTTTTGGAAATACTTACACCTATGGTTATAGTGGAAACAGTGGAAATACATATGGAAGTTTAGTTATAAGTGGAACTAGCATGGCATCACCACAAGTGTGTGGAGCATTGGCTTGTTACTTACAAACTAATCCAGGTGCAACACCACAGCAGGGCAGAGAATGGTTGGAAGAACAAGCAACTAGAGGTTTATTATATTACACATCTCAGACTGATTATAGAAACAGTTATAATTGTGCTGACCCTGATAGAAGAATACTTTACATTCCTTATTGGAACAAACATATTAGAAGGCTAAACAATAAAGAAGCCTTTACAAAAAGCACCGTAAAAATGACCGGTGTTGGACTTAAATTTAAAAAGAACTAGTATACGTATAAAATATTATATTTCTTAATCTTAGCAATTAAGTTAGTTCTTCCAATGCCTAGTATTTTTGCGGCATGGGTTCGATTGCCATTAGCAGTGTCTAACGCATTATGTATTCTTGCTTTTTCAAGACTTTCTACTTCTGAAGGCAAAGATTCATCATTTTTGAATTGTTGGTCAAACCATAGGGTATCAAAAAAGTCGAAAAATTCTGTCTGTTCTTTGAAATTTGTATCAGTATCTATATGTTTCATATCTGTATTGCTTCTCCTCTAGGTAGGTAATTAGGCATATTTCTTTCAGGAACACAGTAAACCATCTCGATTGGTCTAGTGCCATAGTTTCGCTGAACATTTACGATTATAGATTCTGGATTTTCCCGTGCCCATACTTGACATTTTTCAATGCTTTCGAATTCGGGTTCAGTAAAGATAAACAAGTCTCTTTCACCGTTAGGTCCTGCGCCTAGCATCAGTACCACCAATAAAGTTTTTAACATTTACTCTCTCCTATTATGTACGTATATTATTTATTAAAAAACTAGAATGCACACATTAAGTGGACAATATAATACATAGGTGTAAATATTTTTACACTAAATGATAAATATCTATAGTTAACTAATCGAGCAAGGGTAAAGAAATATGAGAGAATTGAAGATTATTCTGATAGCGGCTCTTAGCATTTTTATGGTTGAAACCGCATTCGCTGAAACAAACACTGTAACTTCAACTGTTACAGGAACAACTACGGTTGATAAAACACCACCAACTGCCTCTGCTCCTAACGTAATGATTAACAATCAGGATGTGTGTTCAACAGGAACCAGTGCCGCAGTACAAACACAGGTATTTGGTATTGCAGGTGGAACAACTATACGAGATCTAAACTGTGAAAGATTAAAATTATCCAGATCATTATATGGTATGGGTATGAAGGTTGCCGCAGTATCCTTATTATGCCAAGATGCACGAGTATTTGAAGCAATGGAAATGGCAGGAACACCTTGTCCGTACAAAGGTAAAATTGGTATTGAGGCGGCTAAGGCTTGGGCAGAAAATCCAGAGAAACGTCCTGACTATGAGAAATGGTTAAAAGAAAATGATCTTGAAGCATACGAAAAAGAATGGAAAAATAAAGCGACTACTTGGGCAACTGGCCTTGGCGCTCTTGGTTTCCTTTTATTCCTACTCTAGTTTAGCATACGATCAACAGTATCAAGTAGGTGATACAGGACCTAACGGTGGTACAGTAACATCTGTTGATGTAACATCTGCTATTACAGGAACTGAAGTTACTCTCAATGGTGGCTTTGAAGATACAACTACAACAACTCAGTATACCGAAACAGTAATAGAACAAATATCAACTTCTGAAACAACTACACAGACTACAACACAATTAGTTTCTACAACAACTTCAAACTTTGCACCAACTATTAATAGTGCAAGTAATGCCGCAGGAGATTGGTCAACTGAAGGTAGAATAAAGTTACAAGGCGAATCACAATGTGGAACAGGTGGATCAAGTGCAACTGTTGGTGCAGGTCAAGCCTGTACAGGTTACCAACACAGTAATAGTAACAGTCTTGTAGCAAATACCAATAATCATAACTTCACGGCATTGGGTGGAGGTACTATTACTACCCCTCTGGGCGAATTGACTCTAGATATGACTGTCGCGGAGATACAAGCAGGGTTTACATTGAACCATGGTGTTGATGTACAATCACATAGGTCAAACCTAACTGTGCCTTTGTGTTCAGCAACCACTACTGACTGTAAGGACGTATTTAGAATCACTACAAAACTTAGAAGTGGTTGCGGCGGTAACGGCTGTACGGTGATTGGTGAATATTCAAATAGTGTAACACTAGATTACAGTGGCACACAAACACATTCGTTTAGTCATAATATTGGACCAAACAACTACACAGAGATATGGGGAGAGATGGAACTGTGGGGAGTTGACGCAGGATACCACTCAGGTTTTTATGGTCCTGTGTTTAGCGATCCTTTCATGACACTAACATATGATGCTATAACAACTATTACACAAGAGATAACAAACATTATATTAAGTAACCAAGAAACAGTTTACAATACAAGTGAGTCAGTACTTACAAGTGTTTACATAGGTGATCCTATTGCTGATACTATTGTAGTTGAGCCTATTGACTATACAGAAGTAGATTCATTTGAAATAGAAATAGTAGACAGTAATGGCGGCGGTATTGAATTAGAATTTACAGTTGAAGTAGACGAAACAGCCAATGTAGCAACTGTAGAAATGAGTTCAACAAACTTAGATACAGGCGTTGTTCAGGTAGAAAGCATAGCAGAAATTAGTTTAGACTTCGAAATGGATACAGGCGCAACTGAAATGCCAGAGATTACTGTTGCAGAAATTGAAGCAGACATTGGATCACAGATTGATAGTGCTGTTGCCGATGCTGTTGCAGAAATAGAAATAGATGTAGGCCCAACTGAAAACATAGAAGTAGCAAGTGTAAATACTAGTGAAGGAAATACTGATGGGCCAGAATCGACACAGGAAGTTTCCGAAACAGAAAGTTCAAGCACCTCAGAGTCAACAGTGGAGGCGGAGAACGTACAAGAGTCCAGTGAAAATGCTGAACAGCCAGTGGAGGAAAGTGGAAGTGAATCAGAAGGGTCAGACAGTGGAGACACTGATTCTGGAGAGAATACCAGTGGGGCAGAAACCAAATCCGAAGCCGGAGATAAAGAAGGTGGAGATAGTAACAAAGACTCTTCCAGCGGAAAAAAGTCTAAAGGAAAAGGAGGCTCTACTAAATCAAAACAAGAACAAAAAAGAGAGTACGTTGAAAAGAAGATCGCAGAGTCCAAGCAGAAGATCGCAACTAGAATCCTCGCCGCAATGGCAGACACGTACAGTGCGATAAACGAAACTACTAAAATTGCACTAATGCAAAGCCTAGCAGATCAGGATAATTTTAACAAATATATAGCACAAAAGAACGCAGATTTGCCTAGTTGGTATGCAGATACACAAGTTTATCAAGATATGCCACAATTACTAGACCCTGCATCTGTGCTTTATAATATGGCACAAGACAAGATCATGGAAGAAATGATCATGCAACAATACAAAGAGTAGTATAAATACAATAGGAGAACATTATGGCAGAAATAGAATATAAAGGTATTAAAATAGGTGGTAGCAAACTATTATTAGTTCTACCTTTGATAGGTACAATAATGGGTGGACTATGGGGAGGTTTTGAACTGTTTAGCAGATACCAAGCCATGGAAGCCAAAATAGATTCTTATGTTGCTCCAGACCTAAGTGGCTTTGATAAGCGCCTTGCAGTGATTGAAGAAGAAATTACATTCATGAAAGAAGAACTAGAACTTGTTGTAGGAGTTACTAGAGATCTTAAAGGTGACATGAAAGGCGATATTAGAAGAATTGAAACTATTGTTGAAGATACAGAAACAAAAGTAAAAGAAGACTCAAGAGAACTTAATAGAGATATAAATGATGCTATTAAAACTATCAAGCAAGATATGAAAGAACTTGATGAAAAGATTAGCAAACAAATTAAAAAGGCTCTTGAAAATCCGTTAGCCGACATGGCAACAAGCAAATAAGGAGTAGATATGTCAGAAAAAATAATCAAAGTAGAAAAAGTTGCTAGAGTTGAAGATGAAGGTTGGGTAGAATCTAAAGCAGAACGCAAAAAAGTAGAAGCAGGTGAAGTTACATTACCTGATGGTATTAACCCTACAGAAATTGCAGAAAGCAAAGATGTTTCTGAACCTGATAATTTACATCAGCCAACAGATGCAAACGGTGAACCGTTACCAATTTCTGCTTCTAAACTTCCAAAAAATTATACTAACAGTAAAGTTAAAAAGTAATACGTAGCAAAGTGTAAACTTTGATCAGCGGATTGCAAGGCCCAAAAAGTCTTATGTTGTGTTGTAATTTCAAACTTCTTAATCACAGATGTTTTGGCAAAATCAATATGCCAATGTGCTATATGATCAATTAAGCATAGCACAATAGCAAATTGTAAATCAACAAAAAATAAAGCAATAAGCAAAGTCAATACACTATGGTGTAGATAGTGTGTTTGACTGTATAAATCTAAATATTTTTGCTTGTTGGCACCACTTACAAAATACCTCTGTAGCATTAAATCTGCAACCGTGTGTTTTAACAGTAGCAGAAAAAAGAACAGTAAGTACATTTGATAATCTCGCTCGACGGGGTATCCACTTTTATTTACCAAAAAAATTATTTTTGAGTTGACACACATCAACTTAGGTGTTATTATGAGTATAATGTTTTGGAGCAAACCGCTCGTAGCACAACTGGATAGAGCAACGGCCTTCTAAGCCGTAGGTTGCAGGTTCGAGTCCTGCCGAGCGGGCCAAAACACAATGAGCATCTGTATATTTGACATTGTATAAATATACGTATATTATTATAAGGACATATGAAAAGATTTGAAAATTTTACAGCAGATGACAGAATAGACGTTTCGCTTTTAGAAAACGATATACATTATTTGACTGGAGATATAGCAGAAGAAAATATTGGTAATGCTATTAAATGGATTGTTAGTGCTAATTTAACCAAGAAACCAAAACGTACTTTAGAATTATATATTAACAGCACAGGTGGTGATTTGTACCAAGCATTTGCTTTGATTGATATAATGAAAGAAAGTTATCACACAATAAGCACTGTTGGAGTTGGAGCGGTAATGAGTGCCGCCTTTTTAATTTTTGTAAGTGGAAAACAGGGTTACAGATACATAGGAAAAAACACAGGTATAATGAACCATCAACATTCAGACGCTATGGAATCAAAGATGCATGACATGAGAAGTGCTATGAAAGAAAATGCAAACTGTGAACTAAGAAGTTTTAACATAATTAGAGAAGCCTGTGGAATGAGTTTGACCGATGTACGTAAAAAATTTAATGATAAAAGCGATCAATATTTTACGGCAAAACAATTAATTGATTTAAAACTAGCAGACGAGATTTTATAATGCATTATGAATATGAAGATTACCGATCGAAGCCACCTAAACCAGATCTTGGTCCGTGGTTAACTTATTCCATACCGGAGTATTTTGCAATTGATTACATTTTAAAAATGTTTTTTATTTTGTTTTTACTACCATATCTTTTCGGATTTGTTTTTACTGTTATGGGATTTTTCTTAAATACTATTTTTGTTGACTATATCCTTTATTGGAGTTACAAACGAAAAATAGATCAAATGTGGAGTTAATGTGCAAAAATTTAAAGACAATATAAACGAATTTTTTCGTTGGGTTAAAGGAACTGAATTAGTTGAACTAGACGATATAGATGTTTCTGAAGATCCTGTTAGACCAGAACTTACATTAGGTTGGAGAATAACCAATGGCAGAAAAATATTTGGTTTAAAGTTTGAGGAAGAGATTGAAGGAATTATTTGTGTGGCATTTACAAATGATATTCCCCACAGTGTTAAAGAACTAGACATGATGAGTGAACTTGCACATCTTAAAGATCAAAAGAATATTGCTATTGCATACACTGTATGGAGTAGGAAAAAAGGTGCAGGAAAAGAGATAATTAATAAAGTAATTGAATACGCAAAGAAAAATGGTATTGAAAGAGTGATAACTTTATCTCCGTTGACTCCTATGGCAACACACTTTCATATTCGTAATGGAGCAAAGGTCATTAGCATTAACAGTACCACACAAAATTTTGAGTATAAGTTAGGAGAAAAATAATGCCTCTTAGATCATTTGGTTGTGAAGATTGTGAATTTGAGTGGGATGAACTGGTACCCATGGACGGTACCGCTGAAACTTGTCCAAACTGTGGTAAGACAAATATAAAAACTATGATTACATCTGCTCCTGTTGTTAGAACACCAGAGTACGAATGGAGTTCGCACGATAAGAAAGAAATTCAAGTTAAAACTTTAAGTGATAGACACGCCACAGAAATGACTGTTGGATATGCACCTAAAGAAGACACTGCTATAAAAATACCCGGCAGTGATATCCAGCACTATGCTGAATATGAAAAATCTGTGTCAGTGCTACACAAAGAAGATTATGATCCTCGCGAACGCAATTATAAACAAAAAAAAGAAATTGAGAAAATAATGAAGGGTCCTAAAACCTTTAGTATGCCTTCATCTACTAAAACTTCACGTAAACCTAAGTAAATACAATCATGCATTTAGCAGAGATATTACAACCCGTCGATCGTGAAGAACTTGCTAAAGCATTAGAACCTTTTCTAATGTATCTAGGAAGTGGTGATCAACCTCTCAAGCCTAAACACATAGCAAAAAAACTTGAACAAACACTAAAACAATTTGGCGTAGACGAAGTCAAAGTTATTACAAGCAAAGAAGTAGATAGTGGAGATATGAACATGAACGCCGCATACGATCCGCATGATGATGAAGATGGATTTGATCCATTCAGTATTGATCTTGTTTTTAGTGTTAAAGATAAAAATTTAGAATTTACAAAAGACGGTATTGCAAATATCAGAGATAGGGTATTAGACGCACTTGAACATGAAATGATCCATATGCGACAATATAGGTCGAGGAGTTTTGTTAGACAAAGAGATTACAAAACTAAAGACAAAGAACCTGATGTAAAACGTGCAAAAGAATATCTAGGCAATGATGATGAAATAGAAGCATTTGCAAAAAACATCAGTGCCGAATTGTTGCGTAAAAGAGACAAACAAACCGCAATAGATTTGTTACGCAAAGTAACACAAACAGCAGGACTGAAAGACGAACTAGGATATTTGTTATCACCTAACCTTTTAGGATATCTTGCTGTATGGGGTTTTAACACAAAACATCCTGTAATAAAAAAATTATTAAAAAAAGTATATAATAATATAGAAAACAGTTGACAACAATACCATTCGGTAGTATAGTATACATATAGTTAGAGCAGAGAAGGAACTTACAATTAGTTTTATCGCGAGCATGGCGGAATAGGTAGACGCAACGGACTTAAAATCCGTTGACCATTGGTCGTGAGAGTTCGAGTCTCTCTGCTCGCACCAATAGGGAACGAGTATAAACGTGGTTAGGCCTGGCCCCTAGATAAAAGTTCAGGCGGGAAATTGGGAGGCGCCCTCGAGAAAGGTCTCAGCAAGTCCTGAGCATGACTTTAAACTGCTCTACTATAAGAGAAAGGATATAGTTATGAAAAATTTTATAGTAGTTGGATTGGCCCTTGGCTCAAGTTTCATTGCCAATAATGCCTATGCCTATCAAAATACAACAGGTACAATAACTGATCATTACAAAACAGTTATTGATCGTACACCTTACAGTGTAGAAGTTTGTACTCATGTTGAAGTTGACACAAAACCTAAACTTGGTGGTCTTGATGTTGAAGGTATGATAGTAGGCGGCATTATTGGTAATCAAATAGGCGACAGTAAAGGCAATGGCGCCGCTGGGGCACTGCTTGGTGGATTATTTGCAAACCAAGATGAAAAAACTTTGCAACGTAAGTGTAGTACTGAAACAAGGTACAACGAAGTTAGCAAAGAAATGTATAGTCATAGTACTATTACATTTGCCTATAATGGAAAGGACTATAAAGTAACTTTTCAAAAATAAGATACGGGGGAGAAGTGTTACGGTAGCACGGCTGGTTCCAACCCAGCAGGATGGGGTTCAATTCCTTGCTCCTCTGCCAATTCGGAAAGTACAGTATGTGGGAAACATGGTGTAAAACAATAGGAAGTAAAGCATATGACGAAGATAACAATCGTTCTGACAGAGTGGCAATCCTTCGTACTCTTTGGGTGGTGTTGCACATTCTTACTTGCCTTGCTATTATCTTAAATGCAATAGCAAACCATGGTTGGGGTCTAATAGGCATTACATAGTAAACAACAAACACAATCTATTAAGAGGAGTTTATTATGAAATGGATTAATGTTAATGAAAGACTACCCCAAGTAGGAGAACCTTGTTGGTACTTCTTTGATATGGTAGGTACTCATAGAGGCTTTTACGGAGGCCTCTATATTGATGAAGATGGAAAGGAATGGGAAGGAATGAGTATATTCTACTGTGATTATGGATTCTTAACCGGTGACGTTACTCACTGGCATCCGGATCAAGAAGAATGTCCTAGCGATCCTGTTCTAAATTAAAGTTAGTGGTCCTGTAGTTTAATGGTAAAACACCCGGCTTATACTCGGCACAGTCTCCAGATTAGAGAGCGATGTGGGTTCGACTCCCGCCAGGACTACCAACTAATGGTTGACAAACAATGCAACGATGCTATACTGAATTTATATTAATTAAGGAGAGTATTATGGATATGGAACAGTTTGTAGAAATGATCGCAAGAATGAACTATGAAGAACGCAATGAGTTTGCGGAAACATTAGTTAAAAAGTGGCCCGATCTTGCAAAGCAAATTATGAATTTGATTTCTATTTACGATATGGCTGAGGCACATAAGAACGAAGATCAATTAGAAATCTTCGCTAAATAGGTGTATGCGATTCAAACTTAAAACACCTTCCGGACCGGCTGTAATGACAGGCGAAATTGTAAAACGTTACAAAGTGATTCCTCTTAATCACGCAACCAAACAAGACGTAACACAATTTTGGACATGGTTAAAGTATGAATTCCCACTTATGGACAAAAATCCAAATGCTAAAGTTTTTGGCAGTAACTCTAATGATTTGAATAAAATAAAGTCACAATGGGGAACAAAGTTCTCCTTTGAAGGCTAAACCAGAATCATTCAGGTTGATTTTCTAAGAAAACATATATATACTTTGTATTACATATTTTTACTTTATGAATGATATACCTGATTTTTTAAAAGAGAGAACAGTGGCACAAAAAAGAAAAGTTTACAAAACAAAGACATTAGAGCCTAAGTATGAAGACTTAGATAAATTTAGTGGTCAACAATATTCAAGATTTAAAGATACTGCATTGACCTACTATCGTTTGGAATGCAAAAACACAGATTACAAACAATGGACTATAGATTACTTAGAAAATTTTAATTATTCTGAACACAAAGATGTTGTAGATATTGTTCGGAAAAATCCTGAACGAGAATTCAATTGTACATTGGGTGGGATATGCAGAATGCTTTCCAAAGGATTACCTGATTATTATGAACCTTACGCAAAATACTGGCTAGAACTGCCCGGCACAATGGGCGAAATAAAGCCTATGTCCGAGTTTGTTAAAAAACAAATTGACTTACTAGTTGAAAAAGGCAAACTTATTGTAGAAGAAAAAGAAGAAGAGAAGAAGCAGGAAGAAGAAAAAGCAAAGAACGTTTACAAGCCTAGCATACAAGAACGTATTGCAATGGCTATACCTCATATGACAGATGCTATTGATCAAGCACTTGATGATTTCACAGAAGGTAAAATTGTAGACTTCAAACAATTGAAACCATTAAATTATTTTAGACAAAAGGATGTCAAACAACCTCATGCTAAATTAATTCAAGATCACTATGAACCTGCATTTGAAGAAATGAGAGAACTGTTAAATCCACCTGATACTTCAAAAATGACTGATGTAGAAAAAGACTGGCATCAACAACTCAAAGATGGATACTCACACTATGATAAAAGGCAACTTAAAAAATTACATGATTTTTACCAAACAGTGCTTATTGCTTGTAACAGTATTATTGCAGAACGTAAAGCAAATCGTAAACCAAGAAAGGTTAGCAGAAAAGCACCTGAGCAAATTGTTAAAAAATTGAAGTACAAGATTTCCGATGAAAAGTATGGTGCAAGTGTAGAAGCACATAAATTTATTTCGGCAAATATGCTTTTGGTTTTCAATTGCAAAAATAGGAAATTGGGCGTATACTATACAAGTAATGAAGATCCATTAGGACAAGAAAGAGAAGGAACGGGTCTTTATTTGAAAGGACAGACTATTCAAAGATTTAATGAAAAGGAATCAGTTTGGAAAGTTTTAAGAAAGCCAGTTGAGCAACTTGAAGAAGTACGTAATTTAAATACACGTAGAAAGTTTGAAAACTGGTGGGAGTCAGTGAAAACTACTCCAACAAAAATGAACGGACGTATTAACAACGAAACACTACTGATAGGAGTATACAGATGAGTGAACTAATACCAATGGTGGTTGAAAAAACCCAAAATGGTGAAAGAGCATATGACATTTTTAGTCGTTTGCTAAAAGATAGAATTGTGTTTTTAAATGGAATGGTGCATGACGGAGTAGCACATTCAATTACTGCACAATTAATTTTATTAGAAAGTGAAAACGGAAATAAACCAATTCACTTCTATATTAACAGTCCAGGAGGTATTGTAACTTCTGGTATGGCAATCTATGATACTATGCAATATATCAAATGTCCTATTCATACTTATGTAATGGGTCATGCCGCTAGTATGGGATCATTACTTGCTCAAGCAGGTGCTGAAGGACATAGATTTATGTTGCCACACGCAAGGCATATGATACATCAACCTAGTGGCGGCTACACAGGCCAAGCAACAGATATCAGTATTCATGCAGAAGAAATACTTAGAGTGAAAAAAGAACTTACACAAATCTATGTAGAGCATAATACAAAAGGTAAAACATTTGATGAACTTGCTAAAGATATGGAACGAGATAACTTCTTAACAGCAGAAGAATGTATTGAATATGGATTGTGTGATAAGATCCTGAATAAGAGAGACTAATGCCGGTAGCAACCTTTGACAAGCCAATTGATAATATAAGGGTATCTCAACTAGATATCAAAAAAGGAGAGTTCCCTGGCGAGTGGGTCAAAGGTGGTCCTATACAAGAGTTCAGTAGTACAGGTATATTAGACAAAGCAAAAGATGTTTCATTAACTGTGATAGATAACATGATAGTCGTCAAGGCAATTAAGACAGAATCTATACAGGGTAAAATTGATTTTACTGATAATGTTACATTTAAACAAGATGTACTTGTTGTAGGAAAACTAGAAGTAGATGAACTTATAACAAAGCAACTGGTTGCTGATGAAAAAACAGATAGACAGTATATAGAATTCAGTCATAAAAACAAAAGACAAAGCAGTGTTGGTACAGGATTTATTTGGACTAGTCCTAAACAATACACTAGACAGTTTGTATATTTGAATAAACCTGATAGATTTTATAGTACTGAACCTATTGAACTACATAAAGACAAAGACTTTATGATAGGTCAGCAATCGGTATTAAGTCAAAATACTCTAGGCAGTAGTGTTGTTAATAGTAGTCTGCAAAAAGTTGGAAAGTTAAAAAATCTAAATGTTACTGGTCGTGTAGAAATAGGTGAACATATTTTTTACGATCCTAATCTTGATAGGATAGGTATTGGCACTGATAAACCTGCAGGTGACATAGGGTTATACAATTTTGAATACGATACAAACTTTATTATTACTTCTGATGAAGGACAAATTAAAGTGGGTGCTTATAATAATAAAACACTCACTTTAATTACAGATGATCAAAATAGACTTTCAATAGATCATAAGGGAAGTTTAACTGTTGGCTCACAGGGTAACGAAGATCTTACACACAATATTTGGGGTAAGGTTGGTATAGGCATTAAAAATCCACAGCATTCAATAGATGCAGTTGGTAATATAAAATTTCAAAATCGCATATTTACAGTTGGTGAAAGACCTCCAACAAAAGGTAAATGGAATAAAGGCGATACAGTGTGGAACACTAATCCAAGAGAAGATGCTCCAATTGGTTGGGTATGCACTATAGGTGGAAATCCAGGACAATGGAACAGTTTTGGATTTGTAGGCAAGCCATACTAGTACCAGTTTATACAAAAAATTAAAATCATAAATATTGGTATGAAACAGGATAAAAATATAATATTTCTAAAAAAGAACATTCCTAACAGAATTAAAAAGCAAGTTCGTGCTTGGGATATGTTCGCTAAACTAGGACCCTTAGGTTTTGTAATAATTGGATTGGTAATGCATTCAACACAGATGATGGATGTAAAGTCTATACTATGGCTAGGTTTAGGAGTATTTGTAGTAACAGCAGTTACTTGGTGGTTCTGGACAATAGCAACAATAGGGCATATATCTGATAGAGTACACAAAGCAGAAAGCGGTGTACAAGAAGTTCTAACTGAAATTAAAATTATAAGACAAATTTTTCAAGACATCAAAAAAGACAATAAGTAATAGCATGAGTTATATCAGTGTTATTGGTAATGGCGAAAGTCGTAAGAATTTTGATTTATATAGTCTTACTTTTCTGGGTAAGACTGTAGGCACTAATGCAGTGCATAGAGATTTTATACCCGACTATCTAGTTTGTGCTGATCGCAGAATGGTAAGCGAAGCAGTAAACAATAACTATTCTAATCCTGTATACACACGCAGTGATTGGAGAGCAAGTTTTAGTTATTGGAAGAATGTTTTAACTGTTCCGGATCTACCATATAAAGGCGACAAAAGACCTGATGATAGTTTTCAGTGGGGCAGTGGTGGACACGCACTAAATTTAGCCTGTACGTTTGATCCACAGTTTGTAGTTATGATTGGCTTTGATTTGTATAGTAAAGATAAACTATTCAACAATATATACAAAGATACAGAACATTATAATGAGTCGAGGAAAGATGCTACTGATCCAAGTTATTGGATATATCAAACTGCTAAACTATTTGAACATTATCCAAAAGTAAAATTTATTCAAATACAACCTGATGATTGGGATT